ACTATAAAAATATAAACTATAAAAATATAAACTATAAAAATATAAACTATAAAAATATAAACTATAAAAATATAAATTATTTTAAATATTTTTTATTTAAAATAATTAGAATACTTTTTTAATATATATATCGATATATGTATTGGGGGTTTAAATTTTACAATTATTCTAACATTAAAAAAAAAATTGATTTAGAGCCAATACATAATATATAATACAATATGGCGTCACAAGTAGAACAACTCATTATCAATGCGGTAGATCTCAACCCGGAGAGTGATATTAAATATTCCAAACCAAAAATTAATAAATCTGGTGGAAAGAGTATTAGTATTCAAAGTGCTAAGACGAACACTGTTCTAAATCTAAGTACCCCTCTTATGCTTACATGGGGCGTTAATGAATATGTTGATGAATCTAGTGGTCGTAAGTCATATAATATGTCTCTGCAGTTCCCTCAAGAAGATTATAAGACAGATGTAACTAGCCAATTTCTTGATGTAATGATTAAACTACAAGACAAGATTAAGGCTGATGCAGTTTTGAATTGTAGAGATTGGTTTGGAAAAGCCAAAATGTCATCAGAAGTTGTAGATGCTCTATTTCATCCTATGCTACAATACCCTAAAGATCAACATACTGGTGAACCTAACATGGATAGGTCACCAACTCTTCGAGTAAAGCTTGATTATTGGGAGGATAAATTTACTTGTGATATATTTGATGTTGAACAAAAACATATTTTCCCTACAGATGAGTCTTCCAAAGGACCTATGGATTTAATTCCAAAAGCAACAAATGTAGCAACAGTTATTCGTTGTGGTGGTCTTTGGTTTGCAAATGGTAAATTTGGAGTAACATGGAAACTGGAACAAGCTATTGTTAAACCAAGGGCAACATTTAAGGGTAAGTGTATGATTAAGCTTTCAACTGATGAAACTGAAAAGCTAAAAAGTCAACAAGATGAAGATGACGAAGTCGTTGAAGATAGTGACGATGAGATTGTCGCCTCAGATAAGGAAGAAAATGTCTCAGTACTCGAATCCAAGCCCGAGACCGAGCCAGAGCCCGAACCCGAGCCCGAACCCGAGCCCGAACCCGAGCCAACACCAAAAGTTGTTAAAAAGAAAAAGGTTGTTCGTAAGAAACCATCGGCATAATAAAAATCAAATAAAAAACAAATAAAAATCAAATAAAAAACAAATAAAAATCAAATAAAAATCAAATAAATATAATAAAAATTTTTCTTATTATATTTAATTAATATAAATTAATATTTACATAAATATCACTTTTTTTGCTATTATTATACATATCATTCAAATTAATCGTAGATAATCCCTTATTATGTAATATAAAAACTTGGTCATTTAATATTTTCAGTTCATATGAATTAATACAAAATATTTTATTCCCAATTTTAAAAGTTATATTTTTTTCAGAAAATGCTTTTGAAATAGACGTTTTTACATTAATGTGTATATTATTAGATTCATCTATATATATGTGTTTTGGTATATGCGGAATACATTTTACAATAATAGAACTTTGTTTATTATCAAAAATTATTTCATCATGCCAAAGTGGTATATAATATATATCAGTATTATGATTTAATGCGTATATTTCTGATTCCATTAAATTATCAATTGATGGATTTAAAATAATTATTTCAGATTCTTGAAATTTTTCATTTACAACTTCTCTGAATTTGTTTAATCTTGTCTGATCTATACCTAATAATTCAGAATACTGTTCAATGTATCCGAATATTTTCAATGCCATATTTTTATCTATTTTTTCAAAAGTTGATATAGAAATTTCATCACATTTTTGATATAATATATTCATTATCTCCTTTATTTTATTAAATTCAGAAGACTTAAATAATTGGACTATATTTTCAATAACAAATAAATAATTACTTGAATCGTGTAGGTCTGGATTTATCTCATGACATTTATTATCTATTAAACAATCATTTAAGTATGAGTAAGCATCCTTTATTTCAGTAAATTTGTTATTACTATCATTGCTATTATTTTTATCTGGATGATATTCTAATGCTTTTTTAAAATAATGTTTTCTTAATTCTTTTTGTGTATATGGTATTTTTAATTCTAATAATTCAATTGCATAATTTAAATTCATTTATTTTGTTTATTAAATAAAATATAAAATTCTCTAAGTGATAAATAGGTCTATAATTATTATTGTAAAATTGAAAAAAAGTAAAAGAATATATTAAAATATCATTAATATCCGTATCATTTAATTTTTTGTTATTGATCAAATATTTAAGAATGAACCAAATGCATTCTGTAACATCCAAATTATATATAAATATTTCATATAATTTTTCTCTCAAATCCATATAAATATTATCATGTGTATTTAGTATTAAATTTATAATATCGTGACAAATTTTATTATATTTGTTAATTGAATAAATTTCTAAATCCGTATTTAGTAATTTTATGTTAGTTATTTCTGATAATTTAACACGTTTATTTAATTTTCTTTTAATACATTTATTATAATTTGCTTTTGATGGTCTAGGAATTGATATAATTTTACACATATTTATTATATTATCTGGTATAAAACTTATTTTTTCTGTTATCAATATGAATTTAAGATTAATATTTGATAACGACATCATATAACTGTAAAATATATCCAATAGTTCACTGTGTATATTATGAAAATTCTTGCATACAATTATACCAATATTATCTGTTTTTGCTAATATTATATCTTGAATATTAAAATATATTTCATTCCATAATAATTTAGAATTACATCCTAATAGTGACATGTCAATTTCAAAATGGATATCGCTTATTTTATAAAAATATGTATTTTTATTAAAGGTTATACTAAGTTTTTTTTCATACTTTAAATTACTATTACTATATTTTTTTATACAAGCTAACATTTGTGTATATTTTCCAGTTCCAGATGGGCCATAAAAAATCATATTATCCATATTATTAACTTCGTCTGGAAGTTTTAAATATATATCTTGTAATTTCGGATGCAATGAACACTCTTCATATTTGTTAATATAATCATCGTAGTGATTATCTAATAACTTCATTAAATATTAAGTTAAAATACTCTTTATTTAATAACAATTCTTATTATTAAATGTCTGAAATTAATTTTTATTTTGATGCGCTAATAGATAAATTTAATAATGTAAAAGATACACATCCAGAATTATCAAAATTATGGATTAATTATTTAATTTTAAAAAAAAACAAATTAAATAATTTACATATTCAAGCAGAGGCATTATTAAATAACTTGAATAATACAAAAGATATTTCTATTGAATCTCTGTTATTACTTTATTTAATTTACAAAAAATAATATAATTTAAATATTACTTATTTACTATTAATATGAATCTTATTTTAGATATTAGCGAATATAATAGTAATAATATTTTTTTTCAAAAACCAATAATAAATACTGTTATAGATAAATCTCAATTCATTCGTATTATATATTCTACAAATCTTATGATGCTAAATGGTATATTCTTAAAGATTGCTTTTAATATTAAAAGTATAGAAAATCATTTTAATAAATATAAGTGTATTTTCAATAGAGATGATAATATTAATACAATTAATAAAATACAAACAATAGAAAGAGAAATATTAGATCGTTACAAAACCGATAAGATAAAACAATACAATATATGTGAACAACTATCAAATTGTTTTATAAAATTATTTACAGAAAATAAAATTACAAACAATTCAAAAGACTATATATTAAAAATTTCTGGTATATGGGTTTCACAGACAGAATGTGGTATTACTTATAAATTTGGTACTATTAACCATCAGTAGAAAAATATTCTAAAATAATAGTAATAATTCCTAAGAACATTACATTTAGAATTGTTAATAAATATGTTACCGATTTCATATAACTTGTCATAGGTAATTTTTTATCATCATCATCAGTTATAAAAGCAATTCTAAATATCAAGATAAGCTGTAATAATTGTAACCCTATACTAATATAGGAAGCTGATTTATATTCACTAGTCAAATTACCTTTGTTGATTTGTTGGTAGTAATTTATATTAATATATAAAATCCATATTACAATAGCTAAGGTCAATAAACTAGGTATACTATTAATAAATATAGTTTTAATAAAAGATATAAATTCTATCTTCGGATTAAGATTACTTAATGATTGTGTTTTAAATAAAAGTGATATTATAGATATAGAAACCAGACCATAACCAATTATTGACGCATTTGCAGGTCCTATATTATTATCGCTAAATAATGATTCAAAAAAAATTCTAATAAATATTCCAGTAAATGCTATAAATATTATAATTGTATCGTTTAAATTGAAAGTATAATCTAATTTCATCATGATATATGTATATAATATAAAAACATTTTAAAAATATTATATTTTATACCATGATGTTATTATATTTTTATCGCAAGTTTTGTAACTATTGATACCATGTTTTTTAATAAAATCATTTAGTTTTATAAACTTTGGTTTCTTCATACTTTGAGTCTTATAATATATATAATCACCATAACGCCCATTTCTTATTGATGCAACATCGCTAATTTCACGTATAATATTACTTGATTTTTGATTTAGTTTAATTGCTAAATTATAATCGTCAATTGTTATATCATGAAAATTTTTATTAATTTTATTTGCAGAAATACTATTATCATTATGTGTAAAATACATCCCATATTTACCAATTTTTAATGTTACATCAATATTATTTATTTGTCCTATTTTTTTTTGCTTTTGTGTGGTATCTATTAGTTCATCAATATTATATAATCCTTCTCTTAATTTATTAAAATCAATATCGTCTTTTATTTTTTTAAAAGTAATATTATTATTTTCGCAACATTTAATAACTGGGCCATATTGACCTATAATATACGTATGTTTATCATCTATTTTGATTTCCTCTTTATTTTTAATTAAACCATCAGATAATTTATTTATTTGATCTAAACATTCATTGCACAAAGTATACCATATTGTATTACCATTGGCTATATCATCGAGCGAATTTTCCATATTTTTTGTGTATTCATATTCAAATATATCATTAAAATATTTAATTAATATTTCAATTACTAATATACCTAATGGTTCTATAACTAATTTACCATTTTCATTTCCAAACTCTCTTTCATTTTTACTTTCAGTAATTTCATCGTCCAATAATTCAAAATCAATACAATTAATTTTTTTTCCTTTTATACTTGTTTTTTTAACATAATTTCGTTGTTGTATTTTGTCTACTATAGATGAAAATGTCGATGGTCTTCCTATTCCGTTTTTTTCTAATAAATTAACTAATCTAGACTCTGTATAATGTGTTTTTAGATTTTTTATAGTTACCTTGGATGTTATTTTTTTGTAGTTTAAAATACTTTTTTGTTTCAAAGTTCTTAAAAGACTATATATTGGAGATATTTCTTCATATCCATTTACTATTTTCCACCCTGGAAATATTACTTGCTCGGAATTATAATAATAATTTAAATTTTCTGGAGCGCTTACATTTGCTTTTATTTGACTATATTTTGCAGAAGGCATACAACTCTCAATAGTGTTCCTTCTTATTAAACTATAAACTCGTATTTCGTTATTTCCCAAATCTATTATATCTTCTATTTCAATATTTGTAGGCCTAATTGCTTCATGTGCCTCTTGAGATTTTGATTCATTTTTTATATCATTTTGTGTTAGATTATTAATATTGTCATCGAGATATTTTTCTGAATATTTATTTTTAATATATTCTTTAATGATAATTATAAATTCATCACTATATCTTGTACTATCTGTTCTCATATATGTAATATATCCTCCTTCATATAATATTTGACATGATTTCATCGTAGCCTTAGGAGATAATTTTAATTCATTACTTGATGCTTGTTGAAGTGTGCTTGTTGTAAAAGGTTTTGGTGACTTTTTAAAAGTATCTTTTGGGTTATCACAAATGTAAATATGTTCGTGATTAACTGATTTTTCAAGAAATTTCTCTACATCATTTTCAGAATCATAATCTTTATTCAATACAAAAGGAATATTTTTACTTGTAAAATACCCTATACTATTATATACCTTTGTTCCCGGTGAATTATCTATATCTTTTTGATTATCATAAATTAATCTTAATGCTGGTGTTTGACATCTCCCAGCACTTAACCCCGATTTTACTGATATTTTACTCCATAATATAGGGGATATTTTATACCCTATTAAAATATCTAGAATTTGTCTTGATTGTTGAGCATACACAGTGTTTATGTTAATAATAGTTGGATTATTAACAGATTTTTGTAATGCACTTTTTGTTATTTCATTAAATATTATTCTTTTGGTTGTAGTTACTGGTAATTTAAATACTTTACAAATGTGCCACGCGATTGATTCACCTTCTCTATCATCATCTGACGCAAGAATCACTTCCCTTGCCTTACTAATAGCTTTTCTTAATTTTGATACTTGTTCTTTTTTTTCATCTAAAATATTGAATGTTGGTGTAAAATTGTTATTAATATCAATTGAATCTATACCAGATAGATGTCTTATATGGCCATAACTTGCTATACATTTGTATTCCTTTCCTAAATAACTCTCTATTTTCTTACATTTGGCTGGAGATTCTACTATTAATAAAATATATGACATATACAATGTGTTTACTATAATTATTTAATTCAATTATTTTAATATATTTTTATATTATTACAAATTTTAAGGATGAGAATTATTTATATCAGTAAAATAAGGTTTAACCGAAATATTATATCTATGATGTGCAGCATGACAATTGCAACATAATGCTAACAAGTTGTTTTTATTATTATCACTTGCATTATGATTCAAATGATGAATTTCGTGTGGAATTAACTTTGAAAAATTTTTTTTACACATTCCACATTTATTTTTTTGAGATATTAATATTTGATTACGTAAATTTTGTTGCAAAGCAAATGCTGTATTAAAAAGTAATAATACATTAAATTTAATTAGCATATTATATATATATAGATTAAATTACATAATTATTTAGGTAGTATTATAATTCTTTAAATTCAGACCATGATATATTTTTTTTAGGGGGTTTTTTTGTTTTTTTTGATTTATGGGATTTATTATTTTCTTTCATTATAGAAGAATCAATATATATTTTTTTTAACAATTTTCCCACTTCATAAGAACCTGCATGTTGATCTATATTACCATCTTCGATTTTTTTTAATATATTTAACAAATTCCATAGAGTATCTAAATTTATTTCATTTTTTTTTACTTTATTGAAAATATCAGTATAATTGTTAAATAAAAAACTACATTGTGATGTTATAATATTATCAAATTGTTTAGGATTTGATGACATTAATCGTGAATATTTTTGTTTTAATTCAATCATTTTAGTTACATCATTTCTAATTAATTCACTATGTTTTTTCTCTCTAATATCATTAGTATAATCCTTAACATTATTTTCATTAATCATTTTTTTTAATTGTAGACTTTCTGTATTGTTCATTTAAAAATTATAGAATATTATTTTTTTAAAAAATAAACATATTATATAATGCTTGATTTAAAAAATAATTTAATACCCCCTCGATGTGGTGGTGGTGCCATGTCGTGTAGTAACTATCGAGGGGGCGTCAATGCTGCGCAAGTAAATAATATGAGTGGTGGTGATGCGGGTGGTGGGAAGGTACAATGTCCTACTGCTGCGAATAGTACACTAGGCGACGATCAGCGTGCTTGTGCTCTTACGGAGCAGCTGGTGAGGGCTGATGCAATTAGTAGGGCGTTCCAAGTCGGTGGTAAAAATAAGAGGAAGACAAATAAGAGGAAGACAAATAAGAGGAAGACAAATAAGAGGAAGACAAATAAGCGGAAGACAAATAAGCGGAAGACAAATAAGCGGAAAAAGGCTAAGCGGAAAAAGGCTAAGAGGAAAACAACTAAACGATAAGTTTATTTTATATTTATATTAGTAAAAATATTATAACACTACTATCTATTATGAACTCATCTGATAGGACAAGAGTACTATTGATTTTCTTAATATTTGCAATTATTCATTTAGTTATTATATTTGTCGTTGAATATGAAAACATAAAAAAAAAATGGCCACAATATAAATGCAATCCTATGATTATGCCCTTTGCTCGAGTATTTGGTCACGACGAATTTACTAATTTTACAGAATGTATACAAACTATGCAAAGTGATTATATGGATTATTTATTACAACCTTTACATTTAGATATCAGTATAATTACACAAATGGGAAATTTATTTTCAGAAGGAACATTAGGAGCTTTTTCGTTAATTACAAATCTACAAAGTGTACTTAAAAAAATTTTTGAGCAAATATCTCAACTCTTTAGTCAAATTATCATAGAAATTCAGAAAATGACAATAAATTTGAATGATATATTTGGAAAAATAGGAGGGATGTTTATATTAATAAAACATATTATTGAAGGTATTGGACTCAGTATGGTAAGTCTAGAACAAAGTGTTGTAGGTGATGTTATAGGTTTATGTTTTGATCCGGAAACAAAAATACGATTACATAATGGTGATTTAGTAGCTATGAAGGATTTAGAATTAAATTCTAAGTTAAAAAATGGTTCAAGAGTAATGTCAGTAATGAAAATTAATAATTTAAAAACAGATGGTTCTATAAATAATAAGTTATATAAAATTGATAGAGGTGAAAATAACGCACCTATATATGTTACTGGTAGTCATTTAGTTTATGATGAAACAATTAAAAATTTTGTAAAAGTTGAAAATCTTAGTGAAAAATATGAAGCATCCATTACAAATAAAGATTGTCCGGTGTTATCATGTTTAGTAACATCAGATCATACAATTCCTATAGGTAATATGCTATTTCACGATTGGGAAGATAATGATGGTTCATTACTGAATGAAATATAATTTATTAAGTATATTATAAATATATTATATATGGGTAATGATTCTTTTTCAGAAAAAATAAATAAATTATATAATACTTCTGGATTTTTTAACATATATGGGAACGATTTTTTAATAACAATGGTAATTTGTGTACTTTTTTTATTAATTTTTATATACTTTAGTATTGTCAACAATTTAGATCCCATTAAAGCGAATTGGGATACTAATAAATGTAAACCTAGTGTAATTCCTTTTGCTGGATTAATTAATAAACCGGTAAATAGTACTGTATTAGATTTTACACAAACTAATTTTATCAATTGTACAATGACTATGTTAAGACAAATTGTAGATAACGCTTTTAATCCTTTATATTTACTTATTGAATCGATTAATTCTTTATTTCAAAGTCTCGGCACGTCTTTAATGAATATATTCCAAACTATTACAAAATTGCAGGTTTTAAATACAAACATTTTGGATAATATATATAAATATATAACATCCTTCTCAATTCCTATACATAAAATAATTATTTCAGTAAAGGATTTTTTTGAAAAAGTAAAAGCATCTCTTGTTCTTGTATTATACTCACTTTATGGCCCTTATTACACAATATTAGGGATTGTAGATGCATTTGTAGATTTTTTAAATATATTAATAGGATCAACAGTAGGTAGTTTGTTGACGATAATGGCGGCGGTGGCAGTAGCAATGGCAATTCCCTTTTTTGGGTGGGGAGCGGCGGTGGCGCTTCTAGCAATAGCAGCGGGAATATCGACAATTTTAGCTATTTTGTTAATATTAATAGTTATTTTACGTAATTATATTAATGATGTTCGTGATGCATATAATGCGTGTTTTGACCCAAATACAAAAATAACATTAAAAAATGGCGAATTAGTATTAATCAAAGATATTAAATTGGGATCTATATTAAAAAATGGCGCCGTTGTAAAAGCGGTAATGAAAATAAATAATTTAGATGAGAATAATAAGATAATTCATAATATGTATAAATTAGAAAATGGTGAAAATAGCGAAGACGTGTATGTTACTGGTAGCCACTTAATTTATGATAATAATATTAAAGAATTTGTCCAAGTAAAAGATTATTGTGGTACAAACGTTGTATTAGAAACAAATAAACAATGTAATGAATTATCGTGTTTAGTTACAAGCGACCACACTATTGTAATAGGTGATATGGTTTTTCATGATTGGGAGGATATTAATAATTAAAAATATTAAAATAACATTTTAGACATATACAATATGTAATATTTAATATTTAGGATTATAAATATTATCTATACATTTTTTATAATGGATATAAAAATTTTTGGAATCAAAATGAGAGTAGAAATAATTATATTATGTTTAATTGTAGGTGGAATAATAAGTTCAATATCATTTTGTAGTTGCGCAGGAGGTATAAGAGAAGGATTTAAAATAGGAACAAATATTATTGGTTCTGCATTAGATTATTCCATCGGCGATGGAATTAAAACTAGTTATGTTAATAATAATGATAAAGATGAATTTAAAAAAACTGAAACAAATGTTAAAGGTCTAGGTTTACCATTACCAGAGGGTAAATTATCATTATTTGGTGAAAACGAAATAAATCCCAATTGTTGCCCTTCCTCATATAGTAGTTCAAAGGGTTGTGTTTGTAGTACAAGTGAACAAATTAATTATTTAAACAAGAGAGGTGGTAACAGAACCTTAGAATAAATTATAATATTTTGAATTATAATATTTTGAATTATAATATTATAATTTTATTAGCTTCCTAATTATTTATTTAATTATTTAACTAGAATAATTTACATATACATATTTCGCCAACTGCCAGTATCTTCTGATACTTTAATTAATTTATCAACAATATCATTTGTTATGTCTATTGGGAATTGTATTTTGAGTTTCATATCTTTTTCAAATAGGTTATTGTCGGGTTTCATCAAACGATATAAATTTAGTTTTGTGTGAATAATTTCGATACATCTCTTAAGATTTCTAACTCCTTCTTCTCGATCAGTATATTTATCAATGATATGTTTAATTACATCATCGTTAATTGTGATATCATTTTCACCGAAGTTAACTTCTTTTTTGATAGAAGGTATTAAATAATTTCTTGCTATTTTAATTTTTTCTTTTATATCATATCCTTTTGTTTGAATGCGATACATACGATCTTTTAAAATAGGATTTACCTTTGATTCGTCATTATAACTGAATATAAATAAACAACGACTCAAATCAAACTCCAATTCTGAAAAATATTTATCGTGGAATTTACTGTTTTGAGTTGTGTCTGTTAAATGAGTTAGAATCCCAGTAATTTCCTCTCCTTTAGGTGTATTACTCAATTTATCTAATTCATCAAAATATATAACTGGATTCATGCTTTTTGACTGAATTAAAATGTCTATAATTTTACCCCACGACGATCCTTCATATGTATACGAATGACCTTCTAGAAAACTAGAATCTGTTGCACCACCAAGAGCTATAAAGGCAAAATCTCTTCCTAATATTTTACTAATTCCATCTTTTACAAGGGTTGTTTTACCAGTTCCCATTGGACCTTTGATAGCAATAGCAGAACCTACTGCAGTTGGATTAGAAATCCACTGACCTATCATCTGCATTATTTGTAATTTAGCATCATCTAAACCAAAAACAGCATTATCTAATGTTTTTTTTGCATTTTCCATAAACTCGTGACATTTATCTACACCATCTGATAGTTGTAGTGGAATATTTTTATATACTCCAAATGGAATTTGCATAAAAGTATCAACCCAATTTTTAATTTTATAATATTCTCCACCACCTTCGTCCATATACTTTAATGTATTCATTTTGTTAAAAGCAATAGATTTATATACAATAGGGATATCTGATTCTACCAACGCTAATCGATAAGGTTTATCAATATTAGTATATTTTTTTATTTCTTCAAGTTCTGATAACACTAATAGCTGTTCCTTAATATTCAATTTATCATTAAAGAATTTACTATCATTCATATTATTTTTTTCTTTAATAATTTTCTTAAACTTTTCAGTGTTTTTATCCCGTTCCTTTTTTGTCTTTTTTTTAATTTTTTTATTATATTTGATTTCATGGTTTTCCAAGACATTTACTATATTTTCTATTTCCTTATTATTTTTATCTTTATCGGATAAACTTTCAATAAATATTTTAATCTTATCGAATGCTTCTTCATCAGTAATGCTATCTTTCTTTGATTTTTTTTCTTTTTTATTTCCCTCTTCGCTTTCTTCTTCGCTTTCTTCTTCGCTTTCTTCTTCGCTTTCCTCTTCACTTTCCTCTTCACTTTCCTCTTCACTTTCCTCTTCATATTCAGTATCTTCTTCTGAATCTGTTTCGTTAAAATTTAAATCACCCATAGGAAATATAATATTAAATAGTCCATTATTTTTCCCAAATGATTTTAAGATATTTTGTGCATGATCTTTACTTTCTTCTTCACTTTCATCATATTCACTTTCTTCTTCACTTCCATCATATTCACTTTCTTCTTCACTTTCATCATATTCACTTTCTTCTTCGTATTTATTTTTTTTTTGTTTTTTGGTTTGTTTTTTTTCTTTTTTATAATATTTTTTCTCCCGCTCTTCAAAATCATTAATAATATCCTTCATTTCTTTAATGTTCTTATCCTTATCACTTAATTTATTTATCATATTGCGCATTTTAGTAAATATTTCTACCTCTGTAATTTTATCCTCGTCTTTATTATCTTCTGATTCCGTATTATTTTTTTTCTTATCCTTTTTCTTTTCAGTTTTATCTAAAGTCTTCTCTTTTTTCTTATCATTATCCTTTTTCTTATCATTATCCTTATCTTTTTTCTTCTCCTTTTTCTTGTCAGTTTTATCTAAAGCCTTCTCTTTTTTCTTGTCAGTTTTATCTAAAGTCTTATCATTATCCTTATCCTTTTTCTTATCCTTTTTCTTCTCCTTTTTCTTGTCAGTTTTATCTAAAGCCTTCTCTTTTTTCTTGTCAGTTTTATCTAAAACCTTATCATTATCCTTTTTCTCTAAAACCTTATCATTATCCTTATCTTTTTTCTTATCTTTTTTCTTGTCAGTTTTATCTTTAGTATTGAGTATATTATTATTAGCTTTTTGTGACATAATTTCAAACTCTTTATTTCTATCTGCCATATAATTGGATGGAAATATCTCTCCAATTACTTTTCTAATATTATCCATGTCAAGTTCTTCAAAATCTTCATCTGTTTCCCAATCACTATCATCGTCAGATGATTCATTTTGTTTCTTGATTTCTCCTTTAGATCGTGTGTTATATTTATGCTTTTCTTTTCTTTTATCTTGTGCCATATTAGATTGTGTATTGATTATTTTTTATATCATTTACTTTTTCAATTTTTATTTATTTTAGATAAAAATTGAAGGAAAACAATCTAAATATTATTTACGTAATATAAGAAGGATGTCATATAATAAGAATAATACTAATCATAAACAAACTTCCAAAATAATAGGTATTCAATTTAGTATTTTATCACCAGAAGAAATTAGAAATGGTTCGGTAGCTGAAATTACAAATAGAGATACGTACATTAATAACAAACCACAAATAGGCGGATTATTTGATCCTCGAATGGGAGTTCTAGAACCAGGCTATATTTGTCCAACCGATGGTTTAGATTATATTAAATCTCCGGGTTATTTCGGACATATTGAATTAGCAAGACCTTTGTTTTATATTCAATATATAACCTCAATTATTAAAATATTACGATGTACGTGTGTAAAATGTGGTAAACTATTAATAAATAAAGAACAATATAAGTATTTATTGAAGATACCTAATGAAAAACGCTGGAATTATGTATTTAGTATAGCGAGTAAAATAAACAGATGTGGTGAACATACAAATGATGGATGTGGATGTTTACAACCTATTAAATTAAAGAAAGAAGGGCTTGCTACCCTCGTTGCTGAATGGGAACATATAGCAGACGAAGAAAAAATGACAATGGTAATGACTCCGGAAATAGTATTAAAACAATTTAGAAGAATATCTGATGAAGATATTACTTTTATGGGATTTAGTCCCTTATGGTCTAGACCAGAATGGATGATATGTCAAGTATTAGCAGTTCCTCCACCAGCAGTACGACCATCCATTAAACATGATTCACAACAAAGAAGTGAAGACGATTTAAGTCATATTATTGTAAATATTATAAAAACTAATAAAACACTACAAGAAAAAATAGAAGCAAATGCTAATTCGGCAGTTATTAATGATTGGACTATGTTACTTCAATATTATATATCTACTCTTGTAGATAATAAAATTCCAGGTGTTGCTGCACATGCTCAACGTTCTGGACGTCCTCTTAAATCTATAAAAGATAGACTAAATGGTAAGGTTGGTCGTGTGCGAGGTAATTTAATGGGAAAACGTGTTGACTTTTCAGCTCGTTCAGTTATTACACCGGATCCTAATTTATCTATACAAGAATTAGGTGTTCCTATTAAAATAGCAATGAATTTATCATATCCAACTAAAGTAAATAAATTAAATAGAACTTTCCTAGAAAAATTAGTTAAGAATGGTCCCGATATTCACCCTGGTGCTAAAATTTTAGAAAGAAAAAATGGTGATAATATATCACTTAGATATGTTGATCGCGATTCTATAGAATTACATATTGGCGATATCGTACATCGCCATATGATGAATGGTGATCCAGTTCTATTTAATCGTCAGCCAACCCTTCACAGAATGTCTATGATGTGTCATAAAACAGTAATTATGCCAACCGGAGACACATTCAGAATGAATGTTGCAGATACAAAACCATACAATGCTGATTTTGATGGCGATGAGATGAATATGCATATGCCTCAAGATATTGAATCAGCGTCAGAACTTAAAAATTTAGCTGCTGTACATTGGCAAATTGTCAGCCCTGCAAATAATAAATCAATTGTTGGTATTTTTCAAGATTCGTTACTAGGTGCATATCGATTAACAAGAGAAAATATTAAATTCACTCATCGCGAAGCAATGAACTTATTAATGTTATATAATAAAATAGACATTGATAATATTCCTACCACAGATGAAATAAGTAGTTTTGAATTATTAAGTCAAATATTTCCTCCATTATCTATTAAACATAAAACTGGACAATTTAATGACGATAATGATTATAAAACATCTAATTACGTTTTAGAAATCGAAAATGGTAAATACATTCGAGGACAATTAGATAAGGGCTCATTTGGTGATAGTTCTAAAGGATTATTGCAAAGAATATGTAATGACTTTGGTAATAATAATTGCTCCAATTTCATAGATGATATGCAAAATATTGTTACAGAATATATGAAAACAAGTGCATATAGTGTTGGTATAAGTGATTTAATTGCCGATGACAATACGAATCAATCTATTGCGCAAATTATTACATCTAAGAAAAAAGATGTTCATTCACTTATCGATCAAACACATTTGGGTATTTTTGAAAACAAAACAGGTAAAACAAATGAAGAAGAAATAGAAACACAGATTAATAATATATTAAAACAACTGACTGCCGAATCTGGAAAAATTGGTAGAAATAGTTTAAGCGCTAATAACAGATTTCTTATTATGGTAAATGCTGGTTCTAAGGGCAGTCCATTAAATATTTCTCAAATGATATCTTGTCTAGGTCAGCAAAATGTAGATGGTAAACGTATTCCATATGGTTTTGATAATCGCACATTACCACATTTTAATAAATTTGATGATTCGCCCGAAGCTCGTGGATTTGTGGAAAGTTCATTTATTTCTGGTCTAACACCAGAAGAACTATTCTTCCATGCTATGGGTGGTCGTGTTGGTCTAATAGATACTGCTGTTAAAACATCGCAAACTGGTTATATTCAACGTCGTTTAGTAAAGGGTCTTGAAGATCTTAAAGTGGAATATGATATGACAATAAGAAACAATAAAAATAAAATTATTCAATATGTTTATGGAGATGACGGAATAGACCCAGTTCATGTCGAGACACAAATATTACCACTAGTATCAATGACAATTGAAGAAATATATGCACATTACCAGATGCCTTCGGGAAATAGTAATGATATATTTTCAACTGCATATACAAAACAAACATTGACGAGAATGAAAAAACAGAAAGATAAATTAAGTAGCAAATGTAAAGAATTAATAACTACAATGATTGACGCTAGAGATAAAATAATTAAAAATGTATTCAGAATGAGAGACAATAAATCAGTTAATATTCCAGTTGCATTTCAACACATTATTAATAATATTAGAGGACAGCATAATATTAATATTAATTCAAAAGTTGATATTACCCCAATGGAAGCGTTTGATATTATAGACAAGGGTTTTAATAAAATTAATCAACTATATTATGTCACTCCTAGTGAATTATTCAAAGTAATGTATTATTATTACGTGAATCCAAAGGAATTGCTCATGATTAAACGATTTAATCGTATAGCATTAGAATTATTGATCGAGCAAATTATATATCAATATAAAAGATCTATTATCGCCCCGGGTGAAATGGTTGGAATAATTGCCGCTCAGAGTATTGGAGAACCGACAACACAGATGACTTTAAATACATTTCACTTTGCTGGTGTAGCCAGTAAATCAAATGTTACACGAGGTGTTCCTCGTATTGAAGAAATTTTATCCCTATCTGTAAATCCTAAAAATCCATCATGTACTGTATTTATGTTACCGAACGAAGAGGAAGAACAAAATAATGCGCAAAATATTATGAATAAAATAGAAAATACTACTTTAAAAAATATAATCAACAATGTTAAAATATGTTTCGACCCAAATGATGATAATTCTTTAATAGATGAAGATATTGATATTATTACTCAATTTAAAGAATTTGAAAAAATGGTGGACGGATGTGGAGAAAATAATAGCATTATAAAAGAAAAATCTAATTGGATTGTTCGCATAGATTTAAATGTTGAAGAAATGCTTAATAAAAATGTAACAATGGAAGATATTAATTTTGCTATTAATAATGTATATGGTGAGGAAGTCGAATGTATATATAGTGATTACAATGATGAAAAATTAATTTTCAGAATCAGAATGACTAATATTCTAAATAAAATAAAAGAAAAAAATACTGGAACGCCTAAGCCACTAGACCAATTCAATGAGATTTATCTTATTCAAAATTTTCAAAATCAGTTAATTAATAATTTAATATTACGAGGAGTAAAAAATATAGAAAGAGTTATTCCTAGAAAAATAACAGATAATGTTAAGGAAGAGGATGGAAAATATTCTAGAAAAGATATATGGGTTCTCGATACAGTTGGAAGTAATTTAATGGATATATTAAGCTTAGATTACATTGATAACAGAAGAACTATTACAAATGATATTCAAGAAATATATAAAGTTCTTGGAATTGAGGCTGCACGTCAAGCTATATTTGATGAAATATCAGAAGTTATTGAATTTGATAGTACATACATTAATTATCATCATTTAACTGTTTTATGTGATAGAATGACTTGTAATGATAAGATGGTTTCAATATTTAGACATGGAATCAATAACGATGATATTGGACCTATTGCCAAAGCATCATTTGAAGAAACACCAGAAATGTTTCTTAAAGCTGCGCGCCATTCGGAACTAGATGTGATGCGTGGTGTTTCAGCAAATGTTATGTGCGGACAAGAAGGTTATTTTGGAACTAGCGCATTCCAAGTATTATTAGACCTAGATAAATTTACAGAATTAAATGCTGAACAATGGGACAATCAAAATAGTGATTCTATAATAGAAGACGGATTTGGTGATATAAATTACGATGATCCTTGTTCCATATCAAAACTTTCTATACAAAATAACACACAGAATATTAATAGTATAGATATTGATAATGATTATGATTATAATCCCGGGTTTTAATAACTGATAAAAATTAAATAATATAAAAATATGATATTTATTATATTATTATGAATGGTTTTCACATAATTATTTCTAAATTTTTACATAACTCTGATGCCGAAATAAAAACAAATTACAATAACCATTATTTATTAGAACAATTTAATATAAAATTTGATAGAACTCAAGATTGTTATATTGAAAATTATGTATCTCACAAGTTTAATATTTTAAAGAAAAATATATTAGAATCGTATTTTTTCAATACAAATTTAAAAGAATATTATTTTACTATTTTTAATAAATCACAAAAAATATATAATTTTTTTTGTAGTATTATCAGAAAATTTAAAATTAAAATAGCAAAAAAATTTGACAACGATAATTTAGATTTATGTTTAAATGATATTAGTAGTTTTTCAAAAAACTCTATAATTAGCATATACATTGATTCTTGTAAAACTATATATACCTTCAGAATTTCTGATTTAATTCAAATTATAAATTCCGCTTTAACTTATTCTCCTAGTTTTTTTGCACAACCATATGACGTTAAAAACCCTTACACAAATGTTAAATTTACTAAGACAGAATTATATAATTTCTATTTTAAAATTAGAGAATCAAAATTTATAATACCTCATTTTTTTCATCAATTTTATTTAAATGATTTCAATTTAATTAAATTCACCTACAAAAATGAAAATTTGATACGAGAAGAATCCATAAAATCATTTGTCAGTAATGCAACTTTTATTCAAAAACATAAATATATTATTAAAATGCTAATTGATTTTAATGATTATTATAGCATTAATAATATTGATACTTTATTTCCAAAAAAAAAATTAGTAGAAGTATTTTCTTATTTATTGTCTGATTATTTAACTTATGAATTTTCATTAATCCAATCTCTACGAACAATATCAAAACGATATATAAAAAATGAATTAATTAAATTTAAAAAATATAATCCTACTTTTGGTAGAAAGATAATAGTTAAAAAATATAACACAAATAATATTAAATATTTTCAATTTGGTATAACAAAATGTAATTATCAAAAAATTTATAAATTTATTGATAATGTAAATATATGTACGCAAAAATCATATTACAATAGTAATAATAATACTAATAATAATACTAATAATAATACTAATAATAATACTAATAATAATACTAATAATAATACTAATAATAATACTAATAATAAATATAAAAAAAAATATAATACTAAAAAATATACTAATAAAAAATATACTAACAAAAGATATAATAACAAAAAAAATAATAAACTTTATAAAAATAACCAACACCAAACATTTGCATGGGATAGAAAAAATATTATATTAAAACCTACTCTAGTATATAATATAATAGGGAAATTAAATACAAATTTCAATAAAAATATAATTTCTTCTATCTTAAATTATACTTCCTATAGTTCATTTACTATACATATTAAAGATTTACAATCACGCACCAGTTTAAAAAATTTATATAATTGTATATTATATAATAATATAACTAATTCTAATATTAATAACCCTTTTATTATGACTAATAATAATAATTATACGAACTCGCTAAATAATGATTTTCACGTGTATAGTGAAAATAGTATTACTAGTGAAAATAGTATTACTAGTGAAAATAGTATTAATAGTGAAAATAGTATTAATAGTGAAAATAGTATTAATAGTGAAAATAGTATTACTAGTGAAAATAGTATTAATAGTGAAAATAGTTATAATAATTAAATAAATAAATTATACTTTTTGATTACATTAGGATCTTTATGGTCAACATTTGAAGGTAGCGCTATATATTTTCGTCCGTTCATAGTGCAGTCTCCAGTTGCATGTAGAATATATTTACTAGAATCTAATTTAATATCAATTTTACAATTAGCCCACGTTTCCTTCATATTTAATTCTTTTATTCCTTTCTCATCATATTTCTTATATTCCATTTTATTTTATGGAATATAAAAATATTTCATTCAATTTTTATTTGAACTAGCTAAAACAATTTTTGATTTTGTTTTCGATTTAGATTTTGTTTCCTTTTTATCTGGGTTCAATGTTGTATTGGTTAAAACTATTTTAGATTTACTTTTAGATTTAACTTTTGTTTTTAAAACGTTATTATCTGATTTAATATCAGCGCTAATGCTATTTTCATTTTCAGAATAATCTGATGTATATATTTGCGTTTTAATAGGTTGAGCTGTATCAAATGTATTATTTTTAATATAGTCATTGCTCTTATATTCTATTATATCATCGAAATATTCATTCGTTAATAGTGATTCAAGTAATATAATTTCTTTGTCATGTAAATCATACTCAATATTTGATAGCGATAAAAAAGATTTTGGTTCAAATATAAATGCTTTTATTCTATTATATCTTATTAATTCATCTGCTATTCTTCCGTAATACATTTCTTCATTGTCCTTATTATCATCTATATTTATTAAATTATATTTAGGTATTAAAATACTATTTTCTTTTGTATCTTTTGTTTTGAAACAAATGTGTCGATCATCATCATTGTCATAACATTGTTTAATATCTTTTATATCACTTAATATATCGTCATCAAATTCCGAAAAAAATACAACATTTTCTGATATTTCCACAAGTTTATCTTTAATAACTTCCAATTTATTGATATATAACATATTATTATTACTTATTAGCTCTTCTATTTCCTTTCTTATATTAATGTTTTTATATTCACCTAACACTGAACGTATTAAATTGCGAAAAATTTTATAAAAACTACTCTCAAGTTTAATTTTTTTAACATAATTAATTCTTTCGATATCAATTGCATCTTCATCGCCAAAATCTTTACTTATTGCACCATCTATAATATTGTAATCTTCCGATTTTATTGTTTTTAAATCGTCGTTATATATATTTTGTTTTGGTATAACTGGAATAAATTGGTTTGTCTCTGTAATAACACCAACAATAATAGGTTCGTCTGCATTGTCTCCTAACACTTTAAATTCTGGTTTAGATAATATTTTTTTATTAGAAACATCATTTATATAATTCAAAAAATTTATAGTATCATCATAATCATATCCTTCTACGTCGTTTATCCATATATATTTTATTTGTTCTAAATCTATTATTGGGGCCGATGGAAAACATGGGATTATTCCTTTATACTTATCTTTTTCAACTTCCACTGCTACAACTTTACCATTATAATTGAAAATATATTTTGTTATTATAAAAGAAAGCGACTTTAATATATTAACTAATATATCGAGTCTTATATTTCTTTTAAATTTATAGACATATGGTCTACTTTCAAGTCCTTCGCATTTTTCATATAATTGTTTAATTAATTTAAATGTATTTTTAATTTGTTTTAATATGTTTTTCTCTTTAATATCAAAAGTTCTTATTATTAATCTTTGTTCTTCATCATCTTTTCTAACATAAATGGGTTCAAAATATTTATTTTTTTTAAATAATATAAATGTTTTTTTATCTTCGTCAAAAAAATTACTAGAATAACTATTTGATGGACATAATACATCAATCTTGTTAGTTATATCATCATCAATAATTTCTAAGATAACCATATTGTATCCTATACTACTTAAAATGTTAGGCATACATAGTAAATCCCATAAATATGTGTGGTCTATTATTACTTTATCATCTCTTAAAAATGAAATAAAATTGTTATGTGCACTAATAACTTTCTTAAAATAACTATTTATATAGTTTGAAGTATCACTATTAACTGATTTTAATTTTTCATATAGTTTTGTTTTTTTAAAATCTTCATTTATTTCATTATTACTAGCATCATCAAATATATTAACAAGATTTCCATTTTGTAATTTAACAAATACATCATATGTTATTTTTGTAATTAAAACTTCTTTCATTTCATTTATTGTTAATCGAGGTTTTTTTTCACTAGTATTTATAATATCTGCTATACAAGATATAAACGATTGTGTCTTGTGATTATCAACACCCTTTCTTAAAATGCACATATGATTCATCTTTAAATTATTATTACTCTTACTAACATAACATAGTTTATTTTCGGTTTTTAAGAAATTTTCTAATGCTGGTGGTAAATATCCATATCTATTAGATTGCAATGGAAATTTTTCTGGACCTTTTATATAATCTTCATCGCTATATTTTTTTACTTTACTGCTATATTCTTGATCATCGTCTGAATTATCATCATTAGATTGTTCTTCATTTTTCTTTTCAGTATCAGATTTTGAATCTTCTTTAATCATATTTTTTTTATGATAAATTTCTTCATTTATTTTACATTGTTTGCGTCTTTCAGATTGTTGTTTACCTAAATAACTACCAAAACAACAAGGAGCGCATAATCCATCATTATTTTTATTTGGTTCTAAGTATCCGGGATAATTCATTTTATAACTTCCGTCTTTTTTAACATGATATAATTTCTCATTAAATTCGTATATATTAGCACCCTTAGGTATATTTTTTGCTTTTTCTGGAATAATATCACCATATTTACCAGACAACGCTTCTTTTTCAGTTAGACTGGTATTATCTTTAATACTCCAGTAACGAGGACATATATACCAATGTTGATTTTCTGGACTACTACCATATTTGATTGCTGAATCTTTATGATATGATCCCGGATGATCTTTATCAATTCTATCTTTTTCCTTATCAGTTAAGATAACTGGTTGTCTTCTATGTGTTGAATTACATGTTCTAGAGTATGAGTTTATATTACCTTCTCCTTCGACTACGAATAATTTTTCATCTCTTGATTTCATTCTATTTGAAAAATAATCACGGAGAGATATATTATCTAAATTAATTTCATAATTTTCATTAGTTCCACCATTATAATCATCTGGCAATTCTTCCTTCTCTTCGTCATCATCAGAACTCTCTTCATCACTTTCATCTTCATCACTTTCATCTTCATCGTTAAAAAACAACTCGTCTAAATCGTTATTTTTTTTATCTTCACCCAAATCACTAAAAACTACAGCATTATCAACTATGTTTGCTCGTCTATCTAATTGTTCATTTACTATATCTTCTATACTATTATCATCATCCTCTGAATCATACTCTACTATAGATTTACATTTTGTAGTTAACTTTGGATTTTGTGAAAGCTTTAATAATATATCTATATACTTTTCGATATTTTTAATATAATTAATGTTATCTATGCCTATTACATTAAATAATATGTTATTGTAAACATCTTTTTCTATAGTAGTTTTAAACCCAGGGCTTTTCTTTAATTTTACCTTACTATTTTCAAAGGCATTTTGAACAACTTGAAGTGATGATATAAAAGCATTATATTTTTCCTCCGCATCCTTTTTTTTATAATTAAAATTTAATTGAAGTGCTTCTATAATTTTTGTACCATTAATAATATTTTCACTTGTGTTTGTTTGATTTAACAAATCAGATATAAATGCTTCTTGGTCATCCATTTCATTATAATTTTCTACTCTCTTATATCGAATCTCTGCCCCGGTTTCAATACTATATTTTGATACATTGAATATATCGCTCATACAAACCACAATTTCTTTTAAATTAATAATTCGTTTTACTGCAACTTTAATAAAATAATCTATATTAATAATTTCTATTTTTGAATCTAATAAGGATTTAAAATTTCGAATTGAATAACCACTATGTTTAATATATTGTCCTACTATATCTATTACAGAATTAATAGAATTTTTTAATATTTTATCTATTTCATTTATTTGATAAGAGGTATCAAATTCTAATTTAATACCAATATCTCCATTTCCTATAAATTGACATATTATAGGTATCTTCGTAGTTTTATATAGATATTCTATATAAAGTGTAACACTTTTGGTTTTTCCTATTTGTTTCATAAGTTTTAATATAGTAATACGTTTCATGTATGGTATTTTTTTTCCATTCGTAGCTAATTTATTTGAATATAATCTATACATTTTTTCCTTTTGTTTACCTGGATTATATTTGATAAACGAAATTTGTTTAGTTGTTTTGATTAATTTAAACACTACATCTAATGGTAAATTAAAAGAATTTTCTGGATGAATTAAAAATTCAATTGTTTTAATACCTTTTTCGTCATATGATATGGATGTCTTGTCTGATTCATAAATATTATTTAGATAATCTATATTATCTTCCTTTATATTATATCGTTCTGTTAACATTTCTTGCGTTTTTATTAACAAATCTTCTTTTTCATATTCTAATTGAGTATTCGATTTAACATTATTGTCATAAAGGTGAGGGTAATATATTTTAATAAATGAGTTTTCAGATAATTTATTATTATTAGCATATGATAATACATCATCAGCCGTACACATATATATATTGTTATCAGCGAAAGGACCAAAATTAATTAATAAATTTTTATTTGTTGTTGTTACAATACTATCAGCATAATTATCAAGAATGTCATCCAGTATGGTAACATCATACGGATTTACAAAAAAAGGAAAATTCGTATCTTTAACAATAAATTTATGTCCTATTGTCTTGTTTATTAAAAATTCTTTATTATTAATATTCAAATCTACAATATCATTATAAGTATATACTTCTTTATCTTGTAATTTTTCTATTAATTCACTATTATTAATATTTTTTAATAGTTCAATTAATCTTAATTTTGTAAGAATTAATTTGTTTTTTTGCGTTAAATTATCAAATACATTTGTGGCATTTAAAATTTGGGTTTGTTTTATAAACAAATATATTTCATAAAAAGAAAAATTAATATTTGTTGCTTTTAATATTTTCTTCTTTATAGTTTCTATTGAGTCGTCAGCATATATTCGTTTTGATATAAAAAATACTTCTATTTTTTTTTCTTTTATATTTTTTAACAAATTTTTATCAAAAATATCTGTAAATTTTTTATCATTAGGATTTTTTAAAAATAATTCATTTAATAAATCACCATTATATTGATCGTCTATACTTGTTCCTATAAATACATATATTTTTTTTATAACATTATTTTTGATATGTAATACTTTATATATTTTCTCCATTTGTATATAAAAATATAATATATATTATTTTATGAGTTACAAAATAATAGTTGCTATGTCTAATCAAAGAGGAATAGGTAAAGACGGTTCTTTACCATGGAATATTAAAGAAGATTTAAAATTTTTTTCTAAATTAACTAAGGGTAATAACAATAATGCTATAATTATGGGTAAAAATACGTGGGTTGGTTTAAAAAAACATTTACCTAATAGAGATAATTTAATTTTATCATCCTCATTATCAATTCATGAGGAACATGATGATAATATTGTTAAATCATTTACATCAATAGAAGAGGTTAATAAATTTTGTGAAAGCAAAAATTATGACGATGTTTGGGTAATAGGAGGTGCTCAAATATACAAACAATTTATTGATAAAAATTTATGCAAACAATGTATTATTACATATATTAATAATGTTTATGATTGTGATACTTTTTTTCCTCAACTTGACAATGAATGGAAGATAACATCCATGTTACCTATGGAAACCGAAACTGATTTGAATATTCTTGTTTGGAATGTTGAAAAAGTATAATTAATCACGTTTTTTAATAATTTCTAATATATTTGTTTGATCGTCATCAATTATTATATACCTAAATGCATTCTTGAACAATTTTAATTTATATACATTTTTTAATTCTAGCTTATCTAGGAGAGTTTCATATACAAATTTTTTTATTTTTATTAAATTTTTTTTATCATAATCCTTATCTTTATTTTTCGACGTCATTTGATCTATTTGCAACATACTTTTTTTTTTAACTATAAATTGATAAATAAACCAAAGACACCATGTATGGCAAAATATATTTTGAGCTATATAATTATATTCCGAATCAGATATACCCCCCTGCGTTTCAAATGTGCTCTTATTTACAACAATAACTCTAGGGTTCAATGTATGTACTAAAATTTTATAACTTTCTGTTTGTTTATAACTATTATTTATTGCGGAATCAAAATAATTTAATATTTTATTGTTTTTATCATAAATATATGCTATATAATGATCTTGTTCTGCATATGGGTCATCTTCATTAGGTATAGGAACACCTATCATACCACATAAATATTGTTTATTTGTAGTCGGTATATTTTTTCTGAAAATAGGTACTATATATTTTTTTATATCTTTTGTTGAATTTAATTGCATATCTTGATTATTGTATAATACATTCTTTATTTCGTCGTTAAAAATAGTACCTATATTTTCTTCACAATCCATAAATGTGTTATGAAAATAACAATAAGGTACAACACAATAATCATCGTGATTTGATTCAATAATTTTGATAATATGATTTGACATACTTGTGCTATTTAAAACTTCAGCATATAATTGTGATGCGAAAATTATCGGATGACATGTTTTAACTATTGATTTTAAGTCTGTCATAATTATTATAATAATATATTTATTATTTGGGTAATAAATATATTATATTTCAATTTTATTACATATCATAATAAGGATTATCTATTATATTTGTTCCACAATAACGTCTACTATTTTTCTTATAATCTTCTGGTTTATATATTCCAATCGAATCTGCCTCTTTTAAAAGAAACTTAAAGTTATTCCAAAACTCTTCCGTATGTCCAATACTTTTTGATGCTACATGTGATAATTCATGTGTTGCAACAAACATTAAAGTATTTTCATCTATTAGCTTGCTACTATCTTTCTTCTCAGTGTTTAAACAAAATGCAATTTTTTCGCCTTTATTTTCACTATATGCAGTATATTCACTTGTAGGTAATGTTTCACTTATTTTTTTGGGGTTATATCCTTTTACTAATCTTATAACATTTTCTCTATCTGGATACTTTTCGTTAACATGTTCTACTAAAGTACTCATTTTTGTGTTTATATTTGCTAGTAAATCTGCAGCTAATGTTAATTTACTTCGCTCTCTTACGCAGTATCTTTTACCATCAACGCCAGATATTATACATTTTAAATTTAAAAAATCAGATTCTTGTAATATACGATAAGCAATAAGTAAAACAAATACTATTAATATATATCCTAAAATGTTGATTTTCATATATACTAAATAAACATTTTAACAAAATAAATAAATTATCTATTGTACACGTAATCCAGTTGTGTCTTGTTCATGTGTACTCTTCATCCAAGGACCAGTATCAACCATTTGAATTGCTGGGTCAGCACGAAGTTGTAAATTGGCATTACCGCGAGAACCACCTACTGTATCAATGCCAATATGATGTCCCGATTTTAATAAATTAACGTTTTGTAAATCACCACCGACGCCCTGTAGTGAAGTATCAGTTCCAGATTGTGGTAATAATTCATTCGGTAAAACAGTATCTACTGGAACACTCACATTATCAACGTTATTAGATTGGACTGGCGAATATTGTTCACCTTCTTGCGCCCCTTGAGGAATATTAGCGGGAGATAGTGGGATATGTTTTGATCCTCCGTTCATGTTATCAGTTACATTTGATTTTCTTGTTGAAAATTGACCGATCGCAACTAATAGAACTAATAATCCTAAAACCGCAATTAGGTGATTAGCTTTTATGAATTTCTTAAAACTTTTAAATAACTTCATTATATAAATTAAAAAATAAAAAATTTTTATAATTATTATACTTTTTGCTAAAAATTATTTAGTTCTTCATCAGAAGAATCTTCAGATTCAGAATCTTCAATATCATCCAATAGATATTCTGATTTTATTCGCTTAGCTTCTAAAAAAGCTTGTAATGTTGCCGCTCTCATTTTCTTAGCTTTATTACGTGCGGCTTTATATATTTCTTCATATATCTCTTTAGAATTTCTTATAGAAATAAATTCACTATCGTCTGGGTTTATATTTATTTCTTCTAAATGTTTCATATTCTCAGAATTATCAGTATTTTCATAATCCAATATATTATTCGTATTGCATACTTCCTTAATAGTATTTATATAACCAGTAAAATCGCTCGCACTTGCTTCGTTTACATTTGCTTCATTCACACTTGTTTCGTTTACACTTGTTTCGTTTACAATTGCTTCGTTTACATTTGCTTCGTTTACACTTGTTTCGTTTACAATTGCTTCGTTTACAATTGCTTCGCTTACACTTGCTTCGTTTACACTTGCTTCATTTACACTTGCTTCGCTTACACTTGCTTCGTTTACACTTGCTTCGTTTACACTTGCTTCGCTTACACTTGCTTCGCTTACACTTGCTTCGTTTACACTTGCTTCGCTTACACTTGCTTCGCTTACACTTGCTTCGCTTACACTTGCTTCGCTTACACTTGCTTCGCTTACACCTGCTTCGCTTACACTTGCTTCGTTTACACTTGCTTCGCTTAGACTTGCTTCGCTTAGACTTGCTTCGCTTAGACTTGCTTCGCTTAGACTTGCTTCGCTTACATTAGAATCACCTTGTGTAATTTTATCAGTATCGCTTTCTATATTATGACCTATGATTTGCGAGACAGAGTTGTTATTTATATAATCACGAGATGTATTTGGTATATTTGAATCTTTTTTACTAAATTCATTTATTTCACCATCTTTTCTAATCATACATGTTTGCATTAGTTCTGGTTCTTTATTTAAAATCATAACTTGTACCAATTTAATGTCTATATCAAAACTCTTAGATGTAAATTTAATACCTTCTATTTTTATTAAAGGAATCACATTTACATTATTATCAATATTATCAATAGATAATATTGTTTCATCCTCACCATATACCATACATTTTTCAACATTATCACTTTTATTAACATCAACAAAAGTACGAATTAATAAATTTTTCCCAGATTTATATAATCTATATATTGGTGTCATCATAGTTTCAATATCATCTTCTGATATATCTGATGTAAACCAAATATCTTTTTTTTCATTTATTTTAATTTGACAATGTTTTTCTAAAGCTAATAGCCATTCTATTAAACTATCAGAGTTATTTTTATTATACATTATGTCACAATATACTCCTCTATTCGTCTTAATAATTCCTTGTTTAGTACTACATTTTGGCAATTGAATAAATAATGGGTTTCCCTTATTATTCTTAATTCTTGTAAAAAAGGATCCCCCTTGAATGGGATGTGGTGTATCTAAACTAAATATATTAAAATCAAATTCAACACTGGGTTTGTATATTTCCATTAAAAAACTAACAGATAATATACATAGTAATAAGACGCATTAAATATTAAATTTATTTATGAGTGTTATATTATTATGAAGGAGGCATTTATTGACCAATGTTTAGAAATATTAAGACGCAATGATGTTAAGTGTGAATTTAAAAATCTAATGACACCATTAGTCGAAATTATATTGATGGAGTTATATCCATATATTTATTTATCACTTATATTTGTCATAATTAGTTTTTTATTACATTTAGGAATTTTTATTTTATTATTTCGTAATAAATCTAATACTCGTTTTCTATGATATTTTCTAATAATATATTATAATGATAGGTCCATTAGTCACAACTGTTGGTGGTGCTCGTAAAAAACGCTACAAAAGTGGAAAGAAACAACGTCGTGTCAGAAGAAAAACAAGACGCGTAAAGAGAAAATCGATGAAGGGAGGTAGTATGATTACGAACGCATTATTACCTCTTGGTCTTCTAAGTATTCAACAATTTTTTGTTAATAAATCTCGCAAAAATAAAAGTATTATTCCTAAGAAATTAAAGAAAACATTAAAAATGTAAATATATTAGATAAAATATATTAAATATTATTTTGAATTATATTAAATATAATGAATGAATTTCAAAATAATATAAAAGAATGGGTAGTCATAGATAATAATATTAGGTCTGTAACAGATGAATTAAAGAGTTTAAAATCAAAAAGAAGTCAATATTGTGAGGATATTTTAAAATTTGTAGAGGAACAAAATTTGAATAGCACAACGATTCAAATAAATGATGGTTCTCTTAAGTTTGCAAAAGTTAAACAAACATCTAATTTAACGCTTTCATATGTAAAAGAATGTTTAGAAAAATGTATATCAGATCAAGAAGATATTAATACAATTATGGAGGTTATTAAAAATTCTAGAGAAAGTAAATTTTCAAGTGAAATAAAACGTAATTATAAAAACTAAATATTAGAAATATATTATATATGTCTCTTGGAATCGAAGAATTAATTATATCAAAAAATAATAATGATACTCTTTGTGGTGGATTTAAAATTAATAATATGTTATTAAATTCAAATAATCCTGCTTTTGTTACATTAAATAATAACAACACAGAAATTAATGATAAAGTTAGTTCTCTTTTTAAAGATTTAGCTGTACCAATTGGTTTATTATACATTAATGAAAAAATGAAACCGAGTAACAAAGATATCAAAAAAGGATTAATTGAAGATTCTCTATATGACAAACTTTTAAAATTAGCAGAAAAAAAATCTAAAACACAAACACGTAAAAATATTAAATTAAACAAAAAAAATGGAAAAAAACAACGAACTAGTAAAATTAAAATGTAAACTACAATCTATAATTGTTATTAATGATCATTATTTGTCTGAATTTTTTTTTGTCTTATTTCTAAAATTATTTCTTTTTTTTTTTTCTTTTGGGTGAAATATATTTTTATTCAATATAAAATTGTATTCAAAGGCTCTAGTTTTATTATATTTTGTCGTAATTATATTATTATATGAATCTTCTTCTATTTTAAATAACAAGCGTAGATTATTTTCTTTAAAAGAATCTACGTATGTTATATTTAATATAAATATTATCCAAAAAATATTTTGCATCATATTAAATAATAAATATTTATTTTTCTTTATTATTTAATAAATATATATATTAGAATATACTCCAATTATTATGACTAAATGGCGATAATAAAATATCTGGAATTCTTTTCTTCCAATATTCTACTTTATTATTAAATTCTATTTCCTTTTTAGTATTAGGATATAATGGTGTTTCGATCATTAATTTCGCTTCTTCTGGTGTAATATCATGCTTATAACCATAACAATTAATACCATATTTGACATTGGGATTATCAATATAGCCACCATTTATACCCGGTCTCCCACAATCATTTTCATGACCTTCTATTTTTTGTAATTTTTCCCATTTTTCCATTTGTGTTGGAAATAATGCCATTTGACCTTGCGACCAACCATATCCACACCAATCAGCTCCTTTATCATATGCATCACTTAACTCTTGATAAGTTGCTAATCTTGAATCACGTGCCTTACATATTGCCTTTGCAGTTTCATAATCATATACATTATCGGGAATATGATACACTTCTTTTTTTTTTGCCGGTATAACCTTTTTAAATCCATCTGAATCTACAACAATTTCTACTTGAGGGACATTGCCAAATAAGTTTTTAACACTGGTTATTACATCAATATTAAAAATATATAATACTCCATTTAATAAAATCAGTAAAACAAAAATAGACCATAATAATAATTCAAATAAATACCTACCTTCTGAATCACTATTGTTTGATACTTCTGACGAAAACTCTTGTGAAATATCATCTGTTATATTTTTAAAATTATCAGAGACAAGTGTATTTTCACTTGAATTAATGTTATTTCCTAAAGAAGAAAATAGCAATATATAAATGATTAACACTACTACCAATACAACAACAAATACATTATTTTTTAAAAAATCTATAATTTTATTTAAAAACCCCTTATTCTCTGAAGGAGTTATCTCCGAAACATTACTATCAATATTACTATCATTATTTTTATCAATATTACTATCAATAGAACTCATATATATATATATTATCCATTAAATTTTTTTCTATAGAAAAAACAATATGAATATGATGTAATTAATTTATCAGAAGTTAGTTCGTTGATTTCTGTATCATTAAAATTATACCATTTTCCATTAGCATTTTTAATTACTGCTGTATAATGACCTCCTTCTGAAACTCCAGAATGATTGCATATTCCATATAATTCATATTTATAATGATTTTTATTGTATCCGCATACATATTTAACTAAATCTAATTCATCAATTGGTGTTTGAACTAACGTGTTATTCTTACTTCCGTTTTCATTCCATCTCTTAAGATCTATTATTAAAACATTTGGTAAACTCCAAAATATTATTCCTCTATGTACGTCTTGTTTTTCATTTGTTTTATCATTTAACCATGATTCATCGCCAAATAAATGTTCTTTTTTACAATATTCGTCAAAACAATCATATAATGATATTTCCTTTTTATTTGGTATAGGTAAGCTTAAAATAGAAAATGGCTCTGGTGTATCTGATAATATATCGCCTTCAATAGATGTTATTCGTGATATATGTATGCCGTAAAATATATCTAACATTTCTGAATATTCACTTTCATACATATTTTTCATCATATTATAACATTTAATAGCTACCTTATCCATTTCATTTTTAACTAGACCTTCTATTTGCATATCCACATTACGCGACAATGCAGTATGAAATGTATCTATTAAAAATATTAAAAATTCTTGTATATCATTTTGAATGTAACCAGAAAAAATTTCTCGATTTTTAATTATAGCTACTTGTTGAACAGCATTAACAAATCCATGTGGGGCTATTGTGCAATTTGTACTCCACATTAATTCTCTTAATTTATCCCACTCAGTTAATAGAATACTCTCTATCTTATTATCTATGTTAATTTTTCTTTTATAATTATTATCTTTTAAAAAATTATTTAATTCATATGTATGTGATAGTAGTTGCATGCATGCGTTTAAATAACAACTATTTCCTACATTAGCTAGACCAGTTAATCCTTTATTTTCATATTCATTAAAAAGATTCGTCATATATGTTTCTTAACAACATTTATTTAAACATATTTATATTATATATCTATCATATTAATGTCATATAATAATTATCAAGAGAATATAACCGATAGCAGGCGATTAATGAATAACATGATAAATTTAATGAATAATCAAGAAAGAAACATGCGAATAATAATAAATATGGAACATAGAAATAATGTACAAAATGGAAATAATGTACAAAATGGAAATAATGTACAAAATGGAAATAATGTACAAAATGGAAATAATGTACAAAATGGAAATAATGTACAAAATGGAAATAATGTACAAAATGGAAATAATGTACAAAATAGAAATAATGTACAAAATAGAAATAATGTACAAAATAGAAATAATGTACAAAATAGAAATAATGTACAAAATAGAAATAATGTATTGGAACAGATGTATCTGGTTTCTGATCCATTTAATTTTTCTAGAAACTCTACTATATTACTAGGGCGACAAAATACTAACGGATTAAATTCTCATAATGTAAATAATATAACTGCAAGAAATGAAGTAACAACATCAAATATTCCCACACCGCGAGAAATATCCAGAGCTACTAACAATACCATATTTTCTAATATTGAAAATCCTTTAAATACAATCTGTCCGATAAGTCGTGATGTATTTAACAATACGGATAGTGTAACACAAATAATACCATGTGGACATATTTTTACTAGAGAAAATTTACAACAATGGTTTACATATCATTCCGTGTGTCCATTATGTCGTAATGATATAAGAACGTATACCCCTAGAAACAATTCACAAGGAAGAAATTTAAGACAGAGAAATGGAACATCAAGAGAAAATATAAATAGAATTACACACCGCAATCAATTGGATAATAGAGAAAATATTAACAATTCCAGTGATACACACAATGATTACACTACGCTGGAGAATAATTTAAGTAATATAATTGATCAAATAGCGGACGACATATTAAATAATGTTACTGATATCTCTAGTGATGTATCAAATATATCTTTGGAGTATTCATTATTTACACCATATACAAATAATACAAATAATATAAATAATACAAATACATCAATGTCATTTTTAAATAGAAATGCTACTCATCGAAGAACAATTGATCCTTCTTTAAATATTACCTAGTGTTATAAAATGCCATTATTCCTTGATCGTTTTTTTTCATATTATCTGTGGTAATCAAATATTTATCAAAAAGTAATTTCTTAACTTCTTTATTTCTAAGATCTTCTATTTTTTTTTTTAATTTTCCGGTATCATTACTATATTCTTTGTGTAAATTTTTTAATTTTTTATTCCATGTTCTAATAGAACTTCCCATGTCTTCTTTGTTTTCATATATTTTTTCAAGAACAAGAGCAAATACTTGTTGTATGGGTTTCATAAGTTGGTTTGTTATGTAAAATGAGTAATTTATTCGTTTATTATTTTGCATAATATAATCTGGAGTTTCTATTTTATCACCTTGTAGCGCTTTTTTATTAGGATTTTCTATATATACAAATGCAATCCTATCTCCTATACTTGGTTTATTACCAGGATCTCTTTTACCAATTCTATCAGCTAATACTTTGTGCGCTATTTGTTTGGGATTTTTATAACCACTTCTTAATGATTTTGTAATTACTAATTTATCAATACTATATTTTTCACATACTATATCATTTAAACAATCGTGTAAAAACTTGATTGCTTTATCAATATTTTGTTCTTTCATTAAAATATCTATAATTCCTCCATATACATCTTTTACTATCGGAGCATTATCTCGCCTCTTTAATACAATGCCCATTGATTTACGTTTACATTTATTAGGATCATTTTCATATAACATACCTACATAACGTTTTTTTGATAATAAACAGAATGGTAAAAATGTTTTCTCATATTCTAAATCGTGTGGATTTTTAAGAAATTTACTTGCCAATTCACCAGCTTGTTTTGCCAATTCAATAGTTATTTCTAATGCTTTCTTATCAATTATTGGTTTATCATTAAGATCAGTCAAATTAAATTTGAAGAATACCGAATCTGTGTCACCATATACATATTCCGCGTTTGTAATGACTGTTCCGTAATTAGATGTTTCCATTTTTCTGTTACAATATGCTTCTTCAATTACACGTTTTGCATATGTTAATAGTTTTCTCCCAGTAGCAGTAGTGGAAGCAGCACAATCTTTTTCATAAAATGAACTGGTTTTTGCACCAGTTTGACCATATAATGAATTAGCTGTTAATTTAATACTTAATTGTCTTTTATCAAGTACGTTTTTCATAAATTCATTTTTTTGTTGTGGAATTAGTTTGCGTGTCGATTTTCTAGCATGTAAAAGTTCTTCTAAAATCGATGGCATAACAGCTTTACCTTCTGGAAATTGTGCAAATCTACATGTTTTGTATCCAGATTTAACCTTTTCCATTGCGGCATTTGGGTTTCCATTTTTCCTTTGCCATTTAAAAGTATCATATGTGATGTCGACATACTTATAATTAGGTAAATTATCATATATAAAATTACCGGTCTCATCTTTTTCACCCATATCTTTTATTAATTCCCAATCTAATGTGTATTCTTTTGTCCATACCTTACTATCATGTGATATATTTTCACTAATCATAGACGATGGATATAGTGAACTATAGTCAACACATGCAACCGGTTCATTCAAATATAAATCACATTTAGGTTCTAGCACGATTGCACCTTCAAATCCTTCGTTATCATACCCTTTTTCAACAACTGGGATTAATGTATTTTTTTCTCGGCATTTCTTTGCAATATAACTTGTTAGTTTAATACCCTGGCCTCTCATTACTAAGAAGTCAAGAGGAACACTACATAGATTTGCCATCTCTACAAAACCAGTAATAACATCTATTTTTCTCATCAAATGATGAACTAGGTTACAATCTTGAATACAATATTTCGCAATCAATGAACGTTCCATTGAACCTTCATTTGTCATTCTGAAAATATCCTGTGGAGTAACATCATCCTTTGCTAATCCCCATCTCACTTTCTTTGACATATCTAGTTCTTCAATACCAGATATGTAAAATATTCCTTCGTCGTAATTAATATCAAATACTTCAAATTTTTCACCTTCTTTGTATTGATCAACACTATGTGCTTCTTCTTCAAAACTAATAAATGTATTATTTTCTAGCCCAGTTAGATTTTTACTATAAATCTTTGTCTTGTTATCTTCAAATTCTATTTTTTTAACATAATCCCCTATAAAATAACCCGAAACGTAATCTAACTTATATTTTGTTAACTGAAATTCCCGTCTAAAATAATTATACATATCTACTTGCAATCTTCCATTCATTTTAATATATTTAATATCGTGTTGTCCACTTGCAATATATATCGAGTTTTGTTCAATACCTGTTATCTGTTCCATATTGTTTGTCTTATTATTCATTTGCCATTTTGTTGATTCGCAATTTTCTTCTTTATTCCTCGATAGTTGTAAAAATTTTTGAACACATTCCAACTCTTGTGCACGCTCATACATAAATATATAATCAAAACCAAATATATTATATCCGATTACTATATCCGGGTCTTCCTCTTTAATTAATTTTGTCCATGCCAATAATACTTGCTTCTCAGTTTTATAACTCTCAATAACTGAGTTTTTTACTTGTGGTAAATCATCGCAAGTATTTTTAACAATACAATGATTTAAATATGGGCTTTCTTCTCCGTATTTAACAAAAGTAGTTCCTATAAACGTAACTTCATCTCCTTTCAATAAAGGAAACATATTTTCTACTTCGAAAGATTTTGTTATTTTTGCTAATTTAATATCTCGCTTTATCTTACTATCATTTAGCCAGTTAATAATCGTCCCTTTTTTAATATTTGCTTCTTTATTCGATTTAAATATTTTTTTTATACTTGGTTCCTCTATAAAATCTACATTTTGACCCTCATCGCATTCGCGTTCTTCATTTTCATTTTCATCGTCATCCTCTATATCACTAATATTTAAAAGATCTAAATTTATTTGAATCCAGTTCGTAAATATTAATTCTAATTTATCTTTTGATATTTTTTTTTTTGGATACACTATATCAATATCGTCTTCATTATACCCATTTACCTTGAAAGCAGTGTATATCATTCTTCGTAATGTATCAACATCATCTTTTTCAGAATCCCAATTATCAATTATATTCGTAGCTAGTTTTTTATAGTTTTTTTTTGCTAGTGGAAAGTCACCATGACTACTAGAAGCCTCAATGTCAAAACTGGCTATTTTATATGGAACTAACGTTTCTTTATCATTCAAAGCCTTAATATGTTTATAATTAATAGTATATTCATATTTACAGGTTGTTGTTTTTTCAGAATGTGTTATTGTTTTAGATTTTGGCAATTCAATCCATCCAGATGGACTTATTTTACGTATATGAAACATTCGCAACATAGGAGGGATGTTTGCTTCGTATAAATGTGTACTCCAATAACCTTCGGGTTTTAATTTTCTATTTTTTCCAAAAGTATACCATAAATTTTTTGCCTTTTTCATAGCTTTTTCATTGTGAAACTGAATTAACATAAATTTATGTTTAATACCTCCATCAAATCCATATAGTTTTTTTTTATTAACAATTTTTGAACTGAATATACTTCCGGAATAATATTCTCCCATATCTTCTTTTAACGATGCAATAAACTCAAATTTATTAGTTTCATTCCATTTTTTATGTACTTTTACATAAAAGAACGGAGTATACCCGGTTACCATTATCGAAGCAGTTTCTCCAGCTTCATTTAAACCAAACATTTGAATTAAATATTCTTTATTATCTACTTTTTTTTTGTAGATTCCTTCACTATCACTATCACTTTCATCATATTCTGGTTTATCTTTATCTAATGGACAAAAAGTTAGCAATTTAAATGTATTACTCATTATATTATAATGATGAGTAATATATCTAATTCAATTTTTTGATAATATTTAGCTTATCAAAATATTATTTCTAATCTAAATATAATATATTATGACTATTCTTAAAAATAAAAATACAGTTTACGGATTTTATTTAATAGTTGCAATAATTGGGTGGGTAACTTCAACATATGCAAAACACATTGTTGGAAAAATTAGCCCTAAAGCTCTAGTATTATTTGATCTAACTGCAAGTTTTATTTTTATTATTACTCTTGTTTTGTTCACAAATTCAAACGATGATATGTCTGTAATTGTCGAATTGAGAAAACTTAATAACATTGAATGGCTAGGTCTAGCTGGATTAGGTTTATTTGGTACAAGTGTTCGTGTATTTGCTTCGGCTTTACTACAACACCATGCAGTAGAAACAATGAGATTGTCTGGTTTTATGATTTCAATGGCTGTTTCTGGGATAGCAGTATATTTATTAGGCCAAAAAGATTTTACTATATATAAAGCTATTGGATTACTATTAATGTCTATTGGTGGTTATCTATTTATGCCTTAATATTTGTCTTGCGTCTATTTGTCTTGCGTCTATTTGTCTTGCGTCTATTTGTCTTGCGTCTATTTGTCTTGCGTCTATTACCGCCAATTAATTCTTTTTCAAACGTCTTTAAAAAAAATTTTTTCAAATTGTCTTTTGTTCTTTCCCCTTTAAATTCTCTTCCAGCTTTACCATTTTTCTTTACTTCCATAATTGTTGGATAACCTGGAATGTTTTTAACGCAATCACTTTTAATGTCAGATATAGCATCTGAATGAACCTCTATAATATTCACATTATCGTTCTTATTAGAGAGTATTTCTTTTAGTGCATTCCATTCTGGTGCCATTTCAGTACAGTAATGACACATTGGGTGAAAAAATTTAACAAATGCTGGTTTATCTTTAACCAATTTATCAAATCGATTTCCGTTTTCTAAAATACTAATGAACCTCATATATAAATTATCTTTATAATTTATATATGTTTGAAAGTAAAATGATTAAAAGTATTTTAATATTTACAATTTTTTGTTTAGGTCTTTATTATGTAATCAATCAGCCAATTATTGAAAAATTTGAAACATATAAACAGATTAGATGTCCTAATTTACTAATACAAAGAGGTACTACCTTATATTTAAGTAATTCAAAACTAGCAAATATACCTGGTGTAAATCCAATAAAATTTAAAAATTTAGATGAATATGTTGAATTTACAAAGTGGCAGCGAAGTCAAGGAATTATATGCCCTATATTATATTTACAAGAAGTTTATGATACACAAGGAAAACGAGTTTATAAGTCTAAACCTAGTCCAGAAAATCCACAATCTGGTCTCCCCGACGCTTTCCCAATTGAAAATACAAAATTATTAGATGCAGGAAGAGATGACCCACCATTTAATAATAATAGTTATCCGGGATTTGATCAACAAAGTCAATATATTGGATTACGAACTCCATTAGATAATATGTTTGATTCTAATACAAATAAAGTTAATCCCGACTATAATAAAAATTCGTATGAAGATGCAGCTTTATATTTAAAATGAATATATACTAACTAGAAAAAACCACTAGATTGTTTTTCATCATTATCGTATTCCATTTCTATATCTAATACAATACCTACAAATCGTTTAATATAATTTACACCAGTTTCACCATAACTTTTTTTCATATCTTGATATGCTTTTTCATTTATTTCATCAGAATCATAATTTTCAAATATTTTGTTTACTTTTTTAGAGAAATTAAAAGCTCTTTTTGTATATCCTTTTATCTTCTTCTCAGCTAATTCATTGTATGCTTTTTCTTTCCATTCATCATTTTCTTCATCCCATAAACTTTCTAAATAATTAATATCACGTAATACTTCTTTTGATATATTATTAAGATAAACAATCCCTTCTTTTTCTTTTAAGGTATCAAATAATTCCAATATCTTTATAATCTTATCTCTTGAGTCATCAGCATCAAAATCCTTTTCATTATATGATTCGTCTGCATTATCCTCTTTAAATAGGTCGAATCCTTCCTTATATGAAATTAAATTATTAATTATATTTCCTTGTAAATAAAATAAATTTATTATAATTATTATAGGTACAATTATAGTTATTGTAGCAGCTAAATATCTTAAAAAATTTAGATACATTATAATATATAATATTATATTATAATATACTATTATTTACTATACTAAATAATTAAATATTTACCTTTATAACTGGTGTACTGTTTGGTATTAAGAAGTTATATATATTTCCCTGGGTTGGTTTTGGTATTTTTCTATTCTTATTATTATGTACAAAGCTAATATCATCGAGTAAATTTGGATTTTGTTCCAATGCTATAATTAAATTGTATATATTTGAATATATTTTCATAATTGCAATAGCAATTGATGAACTTACTTTTGGTATTTGCATTAACATTATTGCACCTATATTTTCTTTTGTAATGTTATCTTTTTTAACTTTTGAAACAACATTAACATAATCATATGTATTTTTGTTATTTAAATTAGTATCTTCGTTATTATTTATTGTATAATATGGTCGTTTTTTGGATTCTTTTTGTATCTTATTGGTATAGCTAATAATCCATTCAGCAGATTCTGTTACATTTTCAGTTCTATGTATTGAAAATCCTTTAAAATATGTAATTGATATAAATGATGATATTAAAGATTTTCTCTCCAGGCGAGTTTTATTAGCATCATAAAATTTCAATACTCCTTCAATTAAATAATATATATTATGGTTTGGTATCATTGATCCGTCTAACCTATAACTTTGTTCATTGTATCTGCCATCCTTTATACTCGATGCTAAATCGTTTAAAGTTTTTCTTTCAATTATTACAAGCTCCTCATTATCATCATTGCATATAATTATGTCTCCAACATGCAACGTTTCTATTTTTAACTTTATATTCGGATAATCATGTATTATATTATTACATTTATTGTACAATAAAGTTTCGCGACTATCAATCTTAATAAGCATTTGATAGTATAATTATATTTGTTTTATATTGATTTAAATATTAAATATAATGTATACTATGTCTGATAATTCTACAAAATCACAGATTCTATACGATGAAGATATTTTAATAAGTGAAGAAAATCTTATTTTTGATCCATATAATCCAAATAATAATGAGATTACATTGAATGATGTTCAATCTATTCTAATTAATTATGGTATTACAGCGAAAGTAAATAATATTGATCTTTATAGGCGCGCTTTTATTCACAAATCATATACTAAACGACCAAATATAGAAAATACTGAAGCTAATATAACTATTGTAGATAAACCTATCAATTGTTTACCTCTTAAAACAAAATCAAATGAACGATTAGAATTTTTAGGCGATGGTGTTCTTGAACTTATAACAAAATATAATTTATATAGACGCTTTCCTAAAGCCGACGAAGGATTTATGACTGAAAAAAAAATAGCGCTTGTAAAAAATGAACATATTGGCCGATTAGCATATGAAATGAAATTACATAAATGGTTAATAATGTCAAAACACGCAGAAGAAAAAAAAACTAGAACAAATTTAAAAAAATTAGGGTGTTTATTCGAAGCTTTTTTAGGTGCATTGTTTTTAGATTTTAATAAAATAGATGTATCCGATGAACATGGGTGGTTTCAAAATATATTTCAAGTAGGCCCGGGATTTCAAATGGCACAAATTTTTGTAGAAAATATATTTGATAAACATGTAGATTTTGTGAAACTAATAAAAACAGATGATAATTATAAGAATATATTGCAAGTTAAAATACAAAAGGAATTTAAAATAACGCCGGATTATCTTGAAATATCTCACGACATTGATATGGGGTATGAAATGGGTGTATATATATGTTTAAATCAATCTATTCATAATATTAATATTAAAGAAGCAGAAAAATTCTCAAAATATGGTTCTTTTAAGAATATAACTGACCACATAAAAGATAAACCAGATACACCTATATTTATATATTTAGCTAGTGCAATACACAAAATAAAAAAAAAAGCCGAACAATTAGCTTGTGAAAAAGCACTCGATAATATCGAATAACACGAAAAACTTTTTTATGTTGTAATTTCATAGATGCAAAATGATATTTTAGATAGACTAAAAATTAAGAATACTCCAAAAGTAGAAAAACTTAATGAATATAATATTCCAAAAAAAGCAGAAGATGTTACTATCAATACCACTATTATAGATAAAACAATAGAGAAAAGTGTAAATATCGACGATTATATTGATTTAATTAACAAAAAAAAACGTGTAAAAAAACGTAAACTTAATATTATAGAAGAAAGAGTAGAAGTAGAGCCATCGTTAAATGAAGATAAGAGTGTATTAGATGCTTCTAAACAAGATAACTCAGAAAAAACACAATCAGATATTAAACAAACTGTTATTATTAAACCAACCAAAATAAAAAAACTATCAAAAAAAATAAAATTAACATCCAATGTAAAAAATACAAAACAAACAAAACGTAAACGTCCTAGTCCAATCGGTATTATCCAAACTGGTCCATTATCATCAATTCAAATAGGGGATGAAATTATAAATAATAGAATTGTAAATAAAGAAAAACCTATTCAAATTAAGGCATCATCTTATTATTTAAATAATAGGCAATTATTTGTAAATTATATATCCGGTATATTTAATAAATATAAAGAAGAGATTAATGATAACAAAGCAAATGTATCTTGTGATCGTGATGAGAATTCTGAATTCTCATTAATGTCGCATCAAAAAATAGTGAGAGATTATATTGCTTTGTTTACCCCATATCGTGGGTTGTTATTATATCATGGATTAGGATCTGGTAAAACTTGCTCTTCTATTGCTATTGCAGAAGGAATGAAAACTAGTAAAAAAGTTGTTATTATGACTCCAGCATCTTTGAGAATGAATTATATGGAAGAATTAAAAAAATGTGGTGATGATTTATATAAAAAAAATCAATTTTGGGAATTTATATCTATAGAAAATTTAGATAGTAATAAAAAAGAAATAATAGATACTCTTTCCAATGTTTTATCATTGAGTGTTGAATTTATTCAAAAACAAAAAGGTGCTTGGTTGATGAATATTAAGAAAGATTCAAATTTTGATTCACTTAATTCATACGAAAAAACATTATTAGATAATCAATTAAATGAAATGATTCGCCATAAATATACATTTTATAATTATAATGGTATGCGACTGGCGCATTTAAATAAAATAACAAATAATAATAGTATTAACCCTTTTGATAATAGTGTAGTTATTGTTGATGAAGCTCATAATTTTATTAGTCGAATAGTTAATAAATTAGGCAGAGATTCATCGTTATCTATTAAGTTATATGAATTATTAATGAATGCTACAAATTGTAAAATTATTTTATTAACCGGTACGCCAATTATTAATAAACCTAATGAAATTGCAGTGTTATTTAATATATTGAGAGGAAAAATTAAAACTTGGTCATTTAATTTGAAAATTGAAGATAAAAATAAAATTAACAAAGCTTTCTTTGAAAAAATATTTACAAGTAAAACATTGGGTGGAAATGTATTAGATTATATGGAATATAAAAGCTCTGGACCCACGCTTATAATTACAAGAAATCCATTCGGATTTGTTAATAAGGTTCAGAAAGACGAATATAAAGGAGTTAATATAAGTGAAAGAGGTGAATTATCTGATGAGGATTTTATTAATCGTATACGTGGTTTATTAACGAAAAACAAAATTAAAATTATAGATTTTTCGTTAAATACGTACACTGCTTTACCAGATAAGTTAGATGACTTTAAATTAAAATTTATAGATGAAAAAAACAATGATATTAAAAATATCAATCTTTTTAAAAAACGCATATTAGGACTAACTTCATATTTTCGTGATATGGAAGCATTAATGCCTGATTATAATAATAGTACAGATTTACATGTTATTGAAATAGAAATGAGTGATTTTCAATTTAAAATCTATGAAGAAGCTCGCGTTCAAGAACGTAAACGGGAATTGCAAAATGCAAAAAAAAATAAAACTAAAATGGAAGGTGTATATGAAGAAACTAGTTCAACATATCGTATTTTTTCGCGCGCATTTTGTAATTTCGTATTTCCAAGACCTACTATAATGCGACCTCTGCCTAGTGGGACAAATGATTTAGAAGCGGCTATTGCAGATGAAAATAATAACGAAGATAATTTCGATGCTACTACCATTTCCGATAGACGCGAAAATGTTGATGGGGCGTATGAAATGGACGATTTGGTAGATGTTAATAATAAAAGTTATGAAGATAGAATAGAAATTGCTTTAAATAGTTTGAATGAAAATAAAGAAGAATATTTATCTGAAGAAGGATTAGAAAAATTAAGTCCAAAATTTTTAAATATACTTCAAAATTTAAAAAATGATAAACATAGAGGCGCTCACTTAATATATAGTAGTTTCAGAAAACTAGAAGGTATTGGCATATTAAAACTTGTATTAGAAGCAAATGGTTTTACACAGTTCAAAATAAAGAATGTTTCGAATACATGGAAATTAGATATATCCCCCGAAGATCAAGGGAAACCAACATTTGCACTATATACTGGCACAGAAACCCCCGAAGAAAAAGAAATTATTAGAAATGTGTTTAATGGCAATTGGACGTTTTTACCAGCTCAGTTGGCAAATGAACTGAATAAAAACGCATCAAATAATTTATATGGCAATGTTATCAAAGTATTAATGATTACTTCTGCTGGTGCAGAAGGTATATCATTAAAAAATGTAAGATATGTTCATGTTACCGAATCATACTGGCATCCCGTTAGAATGCAACAAGTAATTGGTAGAGCTAGACGTATATGTAGCCATAACGAACTACCTCGTGAATTGCAAAATGTAAAAGTATTTGTATATTTAATGAAATTTTCAGAAGAACAAATAGAAAGAGATGATTCCATTGAATTACGACTAAAAGATAAAAGTAAAATAGATAGTAAAAATATATTAACTAGTGATCAAGCATTGTATGAAATTTCTAATATGAAATTAGATCTTACAAACAAATTTTTAAAAGCTCTTAAAGAAACTGCAATTGATTGTGTTGTCCATTCTTCTGATAAAACTGAAAATTTACAATGTTTTTCGTTTGGAACTGTTGATTCAAAACAATATTCTTACCTTCCTTCTATTAAAAATGAAGAATTGGACACATTGGCTGAACAAAATAAGCAGAAAATCACGTGGAAAGCAATGCAAGTAACATTAACAAATGGTGTTACTTATGCATACAATAAGACTAATGGAATGTTATATGATTTAGATAGTTATAATAATGGAAATCCTATTCCTACTGGCTCATTAAAAATAACTAAAATTGGTAAAAAACAAACATATGAATATATACCATTACAGAATACATAACAAAAACATAACAAAAACATAACAAAAACCTAACAAAATTTTTTTTAATATTTTTTATTTTTTAATGAAAAATATTAAACATATAAATGTGTGCATTTTTGTATTATAGTAGCAAGATATAATGAAAATGAATATATAAATTATATTTTAATACAAATGTATATTTTATATTAAAATATACATTTATTAAATAAAATAATGATTAAAAATGAAAATGAAAATCCTACTATAAATATAGTGATTATTACAATTGGATAATCGATATATTGATATGTGTTTTGATTATATAAAGATGTTAATATGAATCCAAAAGACCAGATAATTGATAAATATACTAATAATTTACAAAGACATTTACATAATTGTTTTAATCGCACTAAATATGTATCAATATAAACGATTATATTATTTGCTGTGTTATATATTCGTGGTTCTTCATTATTTATATCAATGTGTAAATTTACCGAATTATCTATAACTATTATTATAGATTTATTAATCCAGTTTTCGGATCTACAAACTGGACAATTATTATGTATGTTAGATTCTCTCATAAAATTATAGCAATTATTACATACTATTGTGTCTTTACACGTATTACATGTGTAAATATTTTTTTCGTTATTTTTAAAATTTTCCAAACAAACGCAACATTTATTCATGTTGATCTAATATGTTTCAATTGTTTATAATTCATATATATTTATTTTAATTTCAATTTTATAAATCCTTATTATTTATTACTGAAACAACTTCTGTTAATATATTCAAAATTTTTTTTTGCGTATTTTCTATTTCTATTATTTTATTTAATATTTCTGTATTATTATCCTTATTATTATCCTTATTATTATCCTTATTATTATCCTTATTATTACTAATAGTATTTATAGTCTCATTTGATATATCAACTGAATCGCCTATTTTAATAAAATTATTATTTATTTTTGTATAATCTATATTCAAATCAGCATTTCTATTGGTTATTGCAGAAGATAATACTTTTTCTATGTCATTTAATGGTACTTCTTTATTGTCTGAAAAATCTATTTGTTCTGGTTTTTTTATATTTATTAAATCATCAAATTCATTTTTTTTTGAATTTAATTTTTCACTTAAATGCTCTTGTCTTATTAATTTAATATCTTCGGACGTAATAGCATTATTATTGACATTATGTAATTCGTTTTTTTCTGTATTTAACTCATTGATAATTTTCTGTACAGCATCTATTAATTTTTTATTTTTAATTGTTAAGGTTTCACTATTATATTTTTCATTAATGTCTGAAACTAATGAGTCATATTTATTATATATGTATTCTATTTGAATATCAGTTAACTTACTAAAAGCATTATTATTTATTAATAATTTCCATACAAATATTTTATTTTCAGCACTATTCATTTTAATAATTACAATTTTATGTTTTTATATCTTTATACTTATTGAAAAATTTATATCTTAGTTCTTCCATTTGTTTGTCAGAAATACGATGTGACAAAAAATATTCAGCTTCTTTGTTATTTGACAACAATTCACTAATACAATATAAACAATATATGCCACATTCTGTATTTTTTCGTTGATGATTTTTTTTATTTTCCAAATACTTCATATCTTTCAAAGTTTCGACATTTTCACATTGTTTTAATATTCTTTGTATTAATGTATATACTTCTTTTGTTGGTGAATCTCCAGTACTATTAAAAAATAATATTTTTTTTTTATTAATATCAACAAATAAGGTTAACCAATGTGATCCAGACATATAATGTTTATCTAAATTGAAAATAAAAGCTATTCTTGTTTTATTTTTTTTCAATTGTTTTATTATATCAAAATTGCATATTTCTGGCCATACACATCTACCTTCAATAAGTTCATCAAAATCAATTGGTGATGGACCGATAAAACTAAAATTATCATGCGCGTGTTCATATTGTTTCATTACATTTAATATATCACTACTATTCAACCATTCATTTGGATTTTCATTCCATTTCTTTGGTGCAGATGGAGCAAATGTATATGTAGTTAAATCACTACTCAAATTATTTTCCATAAATTGCTGATTTAACCAACATCTTTCACTACTACATACATCTTTCATATTTTCTTTTAAACTATTCCATATTTCCTTAGGTTCCGATGATTCTATTTTATAATCTGGATGTCGTTTATCCCATAGTGTTTTCATTTTAATAAGTGCGTTGTCATTATAGCATGTATATTTATTTTCAGACGATGGGCTACATGTATCTTGTGTGATTTTTTTTGTTTTACTATATTTGGGTTTTAGTTTTTTAGAACTTTTTGCATTATATTTTGTTTTTAAAGTTTTGTTTGTTTTCATATTAAAATATTATGATATTTTATCTTTTTTTTTCTTTTTTTCCTTATTATTTAATCCTTTTTTTTTTAACTTATGCTGTTTAAGATTTATTTCTCGTTTTTTTGGAATAAATTTAGATTCATTAGATGTATTAGATTTAATAGTAATAAATTTATCTAATGTATTAACATCTGGCGTATTCCCATTAAATATTATATTATTTGTTTCATGAATATTAAATGAGTTATCATGTAGTAATTTTGTTTGTTTAGTATTAGTATTAAGCATATTATATTCTTCTTGTAATATATCCTTTTTGTCCAATTCTTTACAATAATTAATGGCTAAAGCTATAAAATCGTTGTATGTTTTATTTAAATTATTATCAATATATGTTCCCGAATATATATCTTTACCCATAGATAATATTCGTTTCTTATAAAATAATTTATCATCCTCATTAATATCGTTATTTTCTGTAATATTTTTACTGGATTGATATATTGGGTTTGTTAGATATTTCAAAATATTATTATTGACATGATCCATTAAATAATTATAATTATTAAAATAAAATTATTTAAACATCTTAACATTTTATATTTCTTTTATCTGTTGTCTAGTATAATTATTAAAAACATTTCCACCTATATTGTATTTGTTTGGATTAAAGTTCCCTAAATCATTTTTTAAGAATAAATCATTATGAGGTTGAATTTCATTACGCCCACTAACATTTACTTCATACATATCACTTGTACTTGATGGTACATATACTGATTTTTCACAATTTTGTATGGCAAAATACTGATTCCGTAATCTTGATTCGTTATTTATATTAGATGCAAAACCATTAAATGGTCCTTTTGATGTACCCGGATTAAATGATTCTTCTACTATATATGGATTATGTTTATCCAATAATGTACTAAAATCTTTTCTAATATCATAAATAGGCATTTTTGAATATTTGGTTGATACTGATCTTGTATTTATATTTGATGGTAAATTAATAGAGGGTATATTTCTTTCATATATTCTATCATTTAATTCTTCCAATCTTTGTATCTGCGTTACATATGTTTTATTCTTTAACATAATATAGTATATTTAGAAATTTAATTATTAATATAAAAGCAAATCACGAATCATATATATATGTGTGGAATTTTTACAATTTTAAATAATAAAAATACCTACCAAAATGAACAAATTCAAAATGCTTTTGATAACATAAATTCACGTGGTCCAGAAAATTCTTCTTTCAAAACATATAGTGATAAATTAATTATAGGTTTTAAAAGACTAGCAATAAATGGCCTAACAGACAAATCAAATCAACCTATATGTATAGATGGAATAACAATCATATGTAACGGAGAAATTTACAATTATCAATTATTAATGTTACATCTTAGAGAATCTTATAACATAGGCATGAAAACTGATTCTGATTGTGAAGTAATTATATATTTATATAAATATTATGGATTTGAACAAACATTGCGATTATTGGATGGTGTATTTTCATTAATTTTATATGATAATAGCGATGTTTCTAAGGAAGCAAAAATTTATGTTGCTAGAGATCCATTTGGTGTGAGACCATTGTTTATTTTACAAAAGCAAACAGCCATAAGCGATAACAAACATATATATAATAATTCTAATATTACAAATGAAAATATAATTGGATTTGCGTCTGAAATTAAATCATTATATCCGTTATTATATTCCGACAATAAATTTTTATTATATAGTGAAAAATTAAATTTATTTAATAATGAAATAGTTAATCATATTCAGTTTAATTCATACGAAATATTACCTTTTCAACCCGGTTCATTTTCTGAATATTCAATAAATTTTAAAGTTAATTCTGAATGGAAAATAAATATTCATAATAAAAAATATATTTCTACTAATTTCCCTTCTACTATTTTAAATTTTAATTATAATCATAATATTAATTCTACATACAATAAAATTGTTTACTTATTAGAACAATCTGTTATTAAAAGAGTAATAGGTACATCTCAAAGACCTATAGTTTGTTTATTATCTGGTGGATTAGATAGTAGTCTAATTGCAGCTTTTGTTAAAAAACATTATAGTGGCGAATTGCAAACATATAGTATCGGCATGAAAGGGTCCGATGATTTAAAATATGCAAAACAAGTTGCCAACTATTTACAAACAAAACATACAGAGATTATTGTATCTAAAGATGAATTTTTCGATGCTATACCGGAGGTAATTAAAACTATAGAAAGCTATGATACAACAACAGTACGAGCTAGTGTGGGTAATTATTTAATTGGTAAATTTATTTCAGAAAATACAGATGCTAAAGTGGTATTTAATGGTGATGGTAGCGATGAGTTAACTGGAGGGTATTTATATTTTTTAAAATCACCATCGTGTATTGAATTTGATAAAGAATGTCGCAATTTACTAGAAAATATTCATATGTTTGATGTTTTGCGATCTGATAGGTGTATATCATGTCATGGTTTAGAACCACGAACACCTTTTTTAGATAGAACCTTTGTTAATTATTATCTTTCTATACCTATAAAATTACGAAATCCCTTAACATCTAATATTAATTCTAAAATATGTGAAAAACAATTACTAAGAACTGCAATAGAACACGTATATCCAAGTTTATTACCGGAAAATATATTATGGAGAAACAAAGAGGCTTTTAGCGATGGTGTATCTGGAGAAAATGAATCATGGTATGAAATTATACAGAATAAATTACAAACACATAATATATCTATGGATGCCAGTATTATAAAACATAATAATCCTACTACTAAAGAACAAAAATATTATAGAAGTATATATGAATTATATTATTATGGAACTGAAAAATGTATTCCTTATTTTTGGATGCCTAAATATGTAGATGCTAATGATTGTAGTGCTAGAACATTGGACATTTATCATGAATTGAACAAAAAATAATATTTCATTAACAATACAAATTGTATTTATAAAAGTATCTCATAAATACAATTGTTTATCTCTATCATTTTTTCATATGTATTATAAATTTTTTTTTGTCTTATTTTTTTGTTTTCTTCTATGTTTTTTAGTATTCTTATTTTCTGATTCGTTAAAAAATTCTTTAATGTAAGTCAATACTTTTTTACTAACTATTTTATCTATATTATTCTCTGTTTTATTTTTTTCAACATGTATATAACCACTTTTTGTCATATTTTTAATAACATAATTAACAAATTCTTTTTTACTAGTAATATTATTATTAAATTTATTATAATATCTTAATGCCATTTCTTGAAAATCTAATGAATATTCATATGGTTTTACGTTAATATAGTAAACATTATCGGTTTTCATTAATGAATGAAATTGGTCATCAATAAAACAAATACGTGTATTTTCTGGAATATTACTACATTTTATTAAATCTGAAACACTCTTATCATGTGTAGTTCTACATATTTCTATTTTTTCTCCATTCGCTTTAAATGCTGCAATTATTTGATCGAATGTTTTTGTTTTTAATTTTGTGTCAAAATATTTACAAATTAATTGTATCCATGTTCTCTCCCCTTGATTATTAGTATACATCATAATTTTACTACATTTATCTTGAGATTTATATTTTAGTATTATTTTTAAAATTCTTATTATATTTGGTCTAATAAATTCGGGATATAAATCTAATATTTCTACAAAATGTTTATCAGATATATATTTATTATAATATCTATTAATAACACTCCAAAATATACTTAATTCATAAAAATATCCCAATGTTTCATCCATATCAAATACAACAATGTTGTTCTGATTATTTGTAGACATGGTAAATATATATAATATATATTATTATAATCCAATAATATATATTGTTAGTATGAATCTAACACATAAAGATTATTTAGATATTATGCGGTTCTATAAAATAGATGTTTCTAATATGAAAAATAAGGATATTAAATTAAAAGCAGAAAATATATTGGCTAATAAATTATGCAGATGTATTAAAAAAGTAAATCCATTATTAAAAAATGAACAAAATGCTATAATTATATGTAAAAAAAGTGTTCTTTTTAATAAAAACATAAAAAACTATGGGTTTCGTTGTAAGAAAAAAGCTAAATTTATACCAAAAAAAGGAACCAGTAGAAATTTAGCAAAATATGTTAATAAAAAAACTAGGAAAAAAAAATAAACAATTAAAATTTACTCAAACATTTAAATAATCTAATGCAGATAATAATACTTTTTCTTGGTCTGATAATTTTTGGAATACAAAACATTCGTTTAATTTAAACTGGAAAAATTTATTACTTTTATTCTTACATACAATAATAACATCATCATTAACAATCTTAATATCACATATTAAACCTCCATTGGTTAATTTTATTTTATTAGGATTATTCAAATTTATCCATCTTATATATGCACCATATTTAATATCTGGTATTTCATCAATATATCTATATTGATTTAATGATTTATGTAATTTTTTCAATTCTTCTCTTGGTAAATTTAATTTCTGTAACATGTCATTTTTTATCTGTTTTATTGTATTTGTATTTAAATTCATTAAACAATCATTATCTTCATTTTCCAATGATTTCATTAATTTAGCTATATCCATATCTGTTTCCATTTATATTAACAATAGGAAGTTTTAATATTGTTTATTTTTTTATTAAATGATTCATAAACAATTTATCTAGCTTTGAAACATTCTTACTCATCTTATACTTTGTAATATCTATTTTTCGTTTGTTTAAAAAATCTTCATCAATTATCTCCTTCCCATTATATGATGATACATTTTTTGTATTAAATAATAATTCTTTAATAGTATCAGACAAAATTGCTGGATGCATACAATCTTCTTCTTTCCCTATTCCTCGTTTAATAATAGCGTCTGTTAATAACGGATAATTAGTCCAGAAACTAGCAACAATTATATTATGTTTATCAGTAGGTATTGATTGAGGTATCGAATTTGCCAAAGATTTCATAAATGTTGTTTGTGCTAATTTACTTTGCATATATGGCATCAAATGTGTAGTTTTATTATCTATTTGATATGGTGGGCTATTAAATAATATGCCACCCTCTCTTGTTTTCCATATATGATCCTTACATAATTTACTTAATAATATAGGACCATAAGTATTAACTTTAAACATTGTATCTAATCTTTTGTCGGTTATATTATTAATATTATCTAACATTAAAACACCAGCATTGTTAATTAATATCGTTGGTTGTATAGTTTTATCTTGTAATTTATTTAATAGCTTACTGCTACCATTAATATCTAAAAAATCTAATTTATATCCTTTTACAATACCATTAGTATTAATATTATTAAGTTTTTTTGCTATTTTTTTTGAATAGTTACTATCTCTTCCGGTTATTATAACATTATAATTTTGTTTTTTAAACATTTTAGCTAATTCTAATCCAACACCACGTGTACCGCCAGTTATTAATACCGTCTTTAGATTATTTACTAATCTCATATATAAAAATATAATTCGTATATGTTTATATATTTTTTTAACATTATTTTTAACATTATTTTTAACATTATTTTTAACATTATAACTCTGGTGCGTATACACCTTGTGCCGTTAATATCCCACATGATGTCCCTACAACAATTAATGTTAACACCCAACCTATTATAGTTTTACCCAATATTTTACAATTCATACCCGAACAATTATAAGGGTCTTCTAATATAGCTACTCCTATTGTTGCTCCAATTTGACAATGTGTTGTCGATAGTGGTATTTCTAATCTACTACCAAAAATTATAACTAATGCGGATGCCAACTCAATCGCAACTCCTCTAGATGGGGTTATTTTACATAATTTTAATCCTATTGCATGTATTATTTTATATCCGTATAAAATTAATCCTATGGAAATGCCAATACCACCCATTCCTAAAATCCAATAGGCATCTGGTCCTAATTCATTTTTTTTACTAACATATGAATCTCTCCCTATAATGTAAATGGCTGCAAATGGTCCAATTGCGTTTGCAACATCATTTGCCCCATGACTAAAGGAATCACACATTGCTGTAAATATTTGCAATGATTTAAAATATTCCTCTGTATTTTCATCAAATTTTTCAGCAATATCATGTATATTAATTACCTTTTCGTCTTGTGTAACTACATCATTCAAATTACCATTTAAATTATTATTAACATTTGTTATAATCTTACAACATAATTCTCTATCTACGTTCTTATCCATTTCATTATTTATATTATATTCTATTTCTTGAGTAACTGTCGTTTTAACACGATTTATTATTTTTTGTTTAATTGCTACTGAAAATGGAGTTATAATAATAATAGATATACATCCTATTCCCAATGACCATAATGTTGCTTGATTTAATGGCGTGTCATCCAATCCAAGACCTTTTGCACCTTTATATATTATAAAAAATGTATTCAATGCAATCGTACTACCTATTAATATAGGAAATAAATAAATAGTACGATTAAAACTATTTTTATTTCTTAATATAAACTTGCGTATTCCACCAAAAAATAATGTTGATATAATAGCAGAAAATATTGGAGATATTATCCATGATAATACTATACCTGATACACCTCCAATATATGGAAATGTTTCTTTTTTCTCATACCAATTAACACATTTTACACCCTTTAAAACAATAGTCATACCTATCATACCACCTACACACGAATGAGTAGTTGATACAGGCATTTCATATTTACACGCAATAAATAACCAAATACCTACTGAAAAACATACCCACATACAACCATACATTAATACAGCGGGATCATCTTCAAAGCATTCATAGTTAGCTATACCCTTTCTTATTGTATTAGTAACATGACTACCCATTAATATTGCTCCTGAACTTTCAAAAATAGTGGCACATATAACAGCTTGTTTCATAGTTAACGCTTTTGATCCAACTGATGTAGCATATGCGTTCGCAACATCATTTGCTCCTATTCCCATAGCTGCTATAAAAGAAAACAATCCACCGGTTACAACTATCCATGTATACATTGTTATTATACTTAATTATTTTTTATATATTTTTTAAAATTTGTAAATTTGTAAATTTGTAAATTTTTTTTTTTAATTCTCTGTAGGATTTTCTGAAATTGGACATTTATTTTTGTCCTTTTTTTAAAAATCCTACAGAGAATTAAAAAAAAAATTTACAAATTTACCCTTACTGGTTATAATAAGCGCTAAATATTTAATTATAACATTCTTACCAAATCTTTTTTTGTGAAAAATACTTAAGCATATTTTCCGTTGCCTATATATGGCCGATTTAGCAACAAAAAATATGCGAAAATATGCGAATAAATATTATTGTAAAAAATGTGACTATAGTTGCTGTACTAAATATTTATGGACACAACATTGTTCTACACTGAAACACAATCGGCAACAGTCGGCAACGCACCATAAATTGCAAGAATCCTTCGTATGTGATAATTGTGGTAGAGCATATAAGCAGCGGTCTGGGTTATGGAGACATACAAAAAAATGTAGTGAAAAATATGCTGATACAACTAGTGATGAAAATGAAAATAATGTTGTTCAAAATTTAATGCAAAAAATGCTTATGGATTTTAATAAAAATGAAAAAATAAAAGATGAATTGTTTGAACAATTACAACAACAAAATAAAATAATTCAAGATATGATACCTAGATTGGGAAATAATAATAACAATAAATTTAACATTAATGTTTTTTTAAATGAAGATTGTAGAGATGCTATTAATATGACAGATTTTATTAAATCGCTTGAGATTCAATTAGCAGATTTACAATATACAAAAAACAATGGATTAATAGAAGGAGTAAGTTCAGTATTTGTAAATGGATTAAAACAATTGGATACATATAAGAGACCTATTCATTGCACTGATGTTAAAAGAGAGACATTATATATAAAAGATAATAATGAATGGGATAGAGATTCAAGTAAAATTAAATTGAAAGAGGCCATAAGTGGTATTGCTATAAAACAAAGACAAGCAATTATTGATTGGGAGTCAAAAAATCCAGATTGGTCAAAAACGGACAAAGGAAAAGATGATTATTTATTGATAGTTAAATCTGTTATGGCAGATGTATCTGATGAACCAAATGAAAATAAAATAATCAAAAGTATTGCAAAGGAAACAATGATTGATAAATAAAATTGACAATAATAATAAAATTGAAATGGTAATAATATTATTATTATTATTATTATCAAAATGAAAGAAGTTAATATTGTATTAACATTAATTACTATATTAACTATGGTATCAATATATGCTATAATTACAGCACGAAATTTTATTTATAAATTGGAAAATGATAACAAAAATTTTGATTAAAGCTGTTTGAAATATTTATTTAGTATATGTTTATTTGTTTTCGAATCTTCAAACCCCTTTATCAATAGACTTTCAACATTCGAAGGGTCGTTGTATTTTTTTATATTAAGAATATCCCTCATATTAAAACCCCACATTGTGTGTTTAATTTCAAAATAAGGGTTAATTATTGCTGGTGGAAATAATTTAAAACCGCCGTCAAAAAAAACTTTATCATGTACTTTTAATAAACCTTTACCTGTAATAAAAGGTATATGTGAACTAGCAAAACAACTATCAGTTACTTGATCTAAAGATTTAATATCACTAATAATAATTTGTTTAAATCCCGATTTTGTAAAAATAGTAGTAGCTATATTGAGTTTGTTTAAATTAAAATTTTTTTTAGAATAATTATCAAGTAATATCGATTTAATATTACATTGTAATTGATATATAGATTTTATATTACAACCTTCGTCCACATAATAATCGTTATTATTAAAAATATCATCTATATTATCATCTGGATTATAGTTCTGAATTATACAATAATTATTTATTAAATTTTCTGTGATATCAGTAATATTATCTTTATAAACCATTGGTATTGAACACCAAGCGCCAGCTGAAGCACCTAATATAGTATATTCTGATATATCGTAGTTTTCTTTAATATACTTAACAATACCTAGTAAATAAAATCCCGCTAATCCGGCTGGAGATAATGTAATTACTTTATTATTTCTATTTCTATGCTTAAATTGTTCTAGTGTTAAAAAAGAAATAGATGATTGTAGTGAATATATTAAATTGATATTTAATAATACTATAATATAAAGTAATTTATTCATATTATAATATTATATTTAATTCCGTATTATTATTAAATTGTTACTTATACAAATTAAGGATTATACCAAGTTTTAATAATTAATTCATTTATATTCCAACTACATATTTGGTCATTACTACATTCACCATCCCAATCACTAATATTTTTAATATCACCTACTAAATAAGATGGTGTGCATATACATATATATGATTTTGGAGGTACATAAGTATATGATGTTGGATAATTTATATTATTTGTCATAATGTGTTTAGAATATGCCAATAAAAACAACATCGGATTGATTAGTAATAAAATTTTCGATAGCATTATTATATTATTTAAACTAAATATTTATATTTAAATATTTAGTTTAAATATTTAGTTATTACCAATTAGAAAAACCACCACCACCACCCATATTTGCAGCCATAGGTTCCATCGATGGCATACTGGCGTTTTGAAGAGGTGTTTGTGTATCAGTGTACATATTATTGAAATTTACCTCGGTAGATTGTTGTTGAGGCATAGTTGTTAAGTTGCGATTAGATGGAAGAATATTGGTATTATCTAAATAATCAGATTGACTTGGTTGATGTTGGTTAATAATAGGTTGTGTAACATTTGTATTTTTAGGAGCTTCTTCTTTAGGTTTACCATTCCATAGTTCTAATGCTCTATCTATAAGAATATTTAATTTACTTCCGAATTTAGTTTGCATAGTAGCCAATATCAATATAAATGGTAATAGGTAATTACATGGATAGAATTTATGATAATCACTACCACTATATGTAGGAATATATCTAATTGTTCTATCAGATAACCATATTAATCCTAATAGTAAAATTAACTGCCCGGATGTTTCTAATAATATTTCTAAACTTCCTTTACTTTCATCTTCTTCAGGAATTAAAATTTTGACCGCTTTTAAAATTATTAAAATAGGAATTATGGATAATATTCCATATTGTAACATATTAAAAATTTCATTTTTATTATCATCGTCGAAGTTGAAAACATGATTAATAAAACTAATTGATTCTTTGGGAGTATCTTTAACTGTTTCTGTAAGTTTATCCATTATGTTTTATAAAAAGAAATTAAAAAAATGATAATCGTATATTCTATATGTTAAAAAACGCTCTTAAAATATTAAAAATACGTAAATTTGAAGATGGTGAAATTACACATGATGAAAATCAATATTTAAGTTTGATAGATGACATAATTAAAGAAGGTAGTATAGTTGATGGTAGAAATGGTAAAGCGCTTACTGTTGTAGGGTCTTCAATGCATTTTAATTTAGAAAATAATAATTTGCCATTACTGACAACAAAGAAAGTGGCTTGGAAAACGTGTTTAAAAGAACTATTGTGGTTCATTAGTGGATCAACAGACAATGGCAAATTACAAGATCAAAACGTTAAAATATGGGATGGAAATGCATCTAGAGAATATTTAGATAGTATTGAATTATATGAGAGAAATGAGAATGATTTGGGACCTGTATATGGTCATCAATGGAGACATTTTAATGCTAAATATAGTGATTGTAAACAAAATTATTCTGGACAAGGTATTGACCAATTGGATAATATAATTAATGATTTAATGAATCCTTCTAAAAGATATTCTAGACGTTTAATAATGTCTGCGTGGAATCCATGTCAATTAGATGAAATGGCATTACCCCCGTGTCATGTATTAGTACAATTTAATGTATTACCGGGTGATAAATTGTCGTGCAGTTTATATCAAAGAAGTGGGGATGTTGGGTTAGGAGTCCCATTTAACATAGCGTCATATAGTTTATTAACACACTTAATAGCAAAACATTGTAATTTACATGCAACAGATTTTAATTATCATTTAGGAAATGCGCATATATATGATGATCATATAGATACATTAAAAACACAATTAAATAGAAAACCTTTTACATTTCCCAAAATAAATATAGTCACAAAAAAAACAAATATAAACGATTATATTTTTGATGACTTTCAAGTAATAGATTATAAATGCCATGATAAATTAAAAATGGATATGCGCAAATAATATAAAAAGATAATATTTTATTAAAATACAATGAGTGGAAGTGCGGCATTATCTGCGGCAAAAAGAAGACGAGGGGCGGCAAATAATGGCAATAATGCAACAGAAGTCACTAACAATGACACAACTTCAAATAAAAAAAATAGACTTGATCCAATACAAATATTAAATCAACATCATATGAAATTAGATATATTATATGCAAGACAAGATAAAATAAATAAGATTTTAGATATAGATACTACTGAAGATGGTGTGAAAAATGTCGATGATAAAGAAGAGTCAATAATGAAACGAATTAGTAATATAGAAAATAAATTATTGGAAGATGTTAAAATTCCCATAGATAATGAAAATGATTTAGTTAAACAATTACATGACTTCACATCACAATTAGATGAATTAAAACAATTAATATTAAATGTTCAAGGGCATTCAATAAATGTTAGTTTGGAACTAGTCAATATTAAAAAATCAATGGAAATAAATGATAATATTAACATTAATCATGATTTATCTAACAATATTATTAGCGAGGATGATGCTAATTGATTTAGTTAAAAAATAAAACAAATTAATTAAAAACAATAGTATAAATTTTTATTGAAATTATTGTATTAATAAATAAAATTGATTACAATATTAAAAGTAATAATATAATCAATACAATGAAATTGATACTAACCACAAAAGATAAAATTTCGCAATTTAATGTATTGTTTCAGAATCTAAAGGCTTTTTCCGAACATGTTAATTTACATATTGATAAGGAGGGGATATACATGCAGGGCATGGATTCAAGTCAATGTAGTTGTTTTGAGTCAAAACTAACCAGTGAGTGGTTTGACGAATATAATTATAATTTGGAAAAAGACACTATTGCAATTGGAATAAACACTAATATTCTACAAAAAATACTAGGAATATATGTAGAAACCCAAACACTGGAATTAAGTGTAGATGATAATGAAGAATTTCTAAATGTATCATTTATTGATGGTAATAATGTATTGAATAAGTATTTTGAAATTCCACTTATGGATATTGAAAGTCAATTGTTGGATTTAGTAAGTGACGAATCTAATGTTGATTTAACATTTGAAAGTAAACATTATTGTGATTTGATTCATCAATTAACTATTTTCAATGATACTCTTCAAATAGAATTTACAGAAACAAAGGTTTTATTTCTAGCCAATGGAAGTGATGGAACAATGAAAGTTAATGTAGAAATGGATGATTTAGTTGAATATGCTATTGATGAAAATTTTGAATTGAAACAATCATATAATATCCGTCATATTTCATTGATGTGTTTATTTAGTAAACTAAATAAACATTGTATTATGAAGTATAGTAGTGATAGGCCTATGGAGGCAAAATATGTACTAGATAATAATAGTTATGTTATGTTTTATTTAGCAGCAAAAATAGACGATTAAGTAAAATAAAGTAAAAAAATGTGTTTGTCTATGATAATAATGAAAAATATACTAATATTTTTAATATTTACGATAGTGTTATTTTTTTATTTACATATTACTTACCACCATAAAAAGAGTAATGATTTAGAAATTTATGAAAGTAATATTAATTCAAAAAATGAATTAGAAGAAATATGTAATTATAGACAACCGGTATTATTTAGTTATAATAATACAGATATTACAGATAATATAAATCGTGATAAATTACTATTAAATTATTCATTGTTCGAGTTAAATGTTAGAAGTATTGATGTTGATCATATGGATAATATTGAAATGTATATACCATATAAATTATCAGATTTGTTTAAAGCTTTTAAAAACGATAAAGATAAAAAATATATTACAGAAAAAAATAGTGATTTTTTAAATGAAAGTGGGTTAATTAAGTATTTAAAAAATAACGACATTATATTTCGTCCATATTTTATGTTGTCTTGTGAATATGACATAATGAGTGGGTCTATTGGAACGCGAACTCCATTACGTTATAATTTATATAATAGAAATTTCTTTCATATCATTGAAGGTAGTGTGACAATAAATCTTTGTCCACCAAACACAAATAAATACGTAAACGAACAAAAAGATTATGATAATTATGAATTTAGAACAGATATTAATATATGGGATCGCGATGATAAAAATAAACATATTCTAGATAAAATTAAAATATTATCAGTAAAACTTGTTAAAAACCAGATAATATATATTCCGAGTTATTGGTGGTATAGTATCGAATATGAAAATCAATCAACGATAGTAAATTATAGTTATCAAACGTATATGAGCACGTTATCAATAATGCCTAATATTTTTTTGCATTTTTTGCAGCAACAAAACATTAAAATAAATAAATTTAAAAAATATAATTTTAAATATAATAATGACGAAAGTTAAAGATATTATTAAGATAGTTAGAAAAATAGAACCGCATATAATAAATAAATTAACAAATAATAAACATAATAATTCAGTAATTAGTAATAGTATAATAAAATTGCCGTTGAAAAAACAACAAACATTAAAAAAAAATACTAGTAATAATAATATATTATATTTACCTTAATATAAATTTATCTAATAATATATGAAGGTGTCAATAATCGTATAAAGTATACTATTATTATAGCAAATGATAAGAATGTTACAATTAGATATATCATGATTAATTAATAGTTAATCATATATATTTAATAGTTTTATGGAAATTAACTTTTTTTCTTTTTTTTGTATTATTTAAATGTTTTTTTGTTTTATTTCTACTTGGTATAACGTCTTTGATAGTGTATATTTTCGTATCGATATCATCTGGTAATTTAAATAGTTTCTTATAATTATTTCCAAATATATCTAATAAGTCATCTTCTATTAAAGTTGTTACGTTTTCTGGAATTTCAGACACATTACCAACATATATAGTTTCGTTTTTATATTTAATATGAATTATATCCTTGTTAGAAAATTTAATATATAATTTTAGATTAAAATCGTAATCTAATTTTGCAAGAAATGGATAAATTTTATTTGTTAAATTAAAAGATGTTATTGCTTCGTCTGGATTTTCAACTTCAATTAAATAATAATTCCATTTATCATCTGGTGATTCGTAAGTTTCCACAGAAAAGGTATTATGTGGTATGGTTTGATACTTGTTATATATTTCATCATTTTTAATAAAGTTAATCTTATAGTTTAATGTATCTTCGTTACCACTATATACATGTTTCCAAGGTATTGTATTACTGGTGTTTACATTAATATTTATTTTCATAGGTTTTAAAAAATAAAAAGCGGGGTCAATAATATATGCTTCAAATTCATTAATAATAATAATTACTGCAACGTGACTAATTTTTAAAAAATTTGGCAAATAATACATTTTTGGAATCGTAGCAGGAATTAAATAAGATTTAATATTGTGCATTTTAAGTAAATTCTGTAAATTAATTGACATTGCCACACAATTACCACATTTGTATTTTTTTAAAGATTGTTTTGAATTATTTCCAAAAATATATGGAAATGTATTATAGGGACAATTGCGAATATTTTTTTTTAATAATTTATTTAATAAATCTTCATCAATGTAATTTTTATTTATATTTTTTTTAGTGAAATTTTTTAATTTCAATTGGTGATACATTATAAAATATAAAAATATTATAATATATTTAGAAAACTTCTAGATGGTTTAATAACAATAATATTATTATCGTTATCGATTATGTTATCATTAATTATTAGATCAATATAATCCTCATTATTAATTATATATACTGGTGCTACTGGAGGTTGTAACATGAATATAAAATCAAGCATATGTTTTACTATATTACTGTTTACTAATATGATACTTTTTTGTAAATATTGGAATGATTTTTTTTTTAATTGTTTAATAAATAAGGACATTTGAATACTATATTTGATAGGAATATATCCGACATCATAAGTATCGAATATAAATAAAAAGTTACGTTTTTTTTCATATAAATTTATCCAATTTGATAAAAAATTGTAAAAATCCTCTTTATTTTTAATTTTTTTGTTTAATTTAACTTTAACTATAGAGTTTGTTTCATACAAAGAATAGTCAAATTCTGCAAACATATTATAAATAAATAATATAAAAGAATATTACAATATGAATGTAATATGAGTGTAGAAGGAGAATCAATAGGAATAGATTTGGGAACCACGTATTCTTGTGTGGGGATATGGCAAAATGATAGAGTAGAAATAATTGCAAATGATCAAGGAAATCGAACTACACCTTCATATGTAGCGTTTAATGATACAGAGCGCTTAATAGGAGATTCAGCAAAGAATCAAGTTTCTACAAATCCTTTTAATACCGTATTTGATGCAAAACGTCTTATTGGGCGTAAAGTATCAGACGAATCTGTTAAATCGGATATGAAGCATTGGCCGTTTAAAGTAGAACCAGATTCTCAAGATAAACCAATAATTAAAGTAGAATATAAAAAGGAATTGAAGGAATTTACTCCAGAAGAAATTTCGTCTATGGTTTTAATTAAGATGAAAGAAATTGCGGAAGCTTATATGGGTAAAGATGTAAAGAATGCTGTAATAACAGTTCCAGCTTATTTTAATGATTCACAGCGCCAGGCAACAAAAGATGCTGGTTTGATTGCTGGATTGAATGTGTTGAGAATTATTAATGAACCTACTGCTGCAGCAATCGCTTACGGGTTGGATAAAAAGGATGAAGAGGAGAAAAATGTCTTAATTTTCGATTTAGGTGGTGGTACGTTTGATGTTTCTTTGCTGACAATCGAAGAGGGAATTTTTGAGGTTAAAGCAACTGCTGGAGATACTCACCTTGGTGGTGAGGATTTTGATAATAGAATGGTAACATTCCTAGCACAAGAATTTAAACGTAAGCAAAAAGTAGATATAGTTGGAAATGAGCGTTCAATGAGAAGGTTACGAACTTCTTGTGAGCGCGCGAAGAGAACTTTATCTTCTGCTACACAAGCACATATTGAAATAGATTCATTGATTGATGGCATTGATTTTAATACTACGATTACTCGCGCGCGATTTGAGGATATGAACATGGATTATTTTAAGAAATGTATGGATCCAGTTGAAAATGTATTACGTGATGCAAAGATATCAAAGAGTCAAGTTCATGAAATTGTACTTGTAGGTGGTTCAACGCGAATTCCTAAAATCCAATCAATGATTAGTGATTTTTTTGGTGGAAAGGATTTGTGTAAATCTATTAACCCCGATGAAGCAGTTGCATATGGTGCAACAGTGCAAGCTGCTATATTAAGTGGTAATAATAATTCTGAAGCATTACAAGATGTACTACTTTTAGATGTAGCGCCACTTTCATTAGGTCTGGAAACAGCGGGTGGTGTTATGACGCCACTGATTAAACGTAATTCGTCGATACCAATAAAGAAGAGTCAAACATTTTCAACATATTCAGATAATCAACCTGGTGTATTAATACAGGTATTTGAGGGAGAGAGAGTAAAAACTAAAGATTGTAACTCTTTGGGAACATTTACATTAGAAGGAATTCCACCAATGCCTCGAGGACAACCTCAGATTGATGTAACGTTTGATGTTGATGCTGATGGTATTTTGAATGTGAGTGCTGTTGAAAAGTCTACTGGAAAAGAGGAAAAAATCACCATTACAAATGATAAGGGTCGTCTGAGCCAGGAGGATATTGAGAAAATGGTTGCGGATGCCGATAAATTTAAGGATGATGACGCAAAGGTATTGCGGGTATTAGAAGCTAAAAATAAGTTGGAAAACCAGTTATTTTCAACTGAAAGTATGATTAATGACGAAAAAATTAAATTACCAGATGATGATAAAGAAGTAATTAATAAGAAATTAGAAGAATTAAAAATGTGGATGTATGAAGATCATAGCGATGAAAGCGAATATGAAGAAAAAACTAAAGAATTAGAAGAGTTAGTAAAACCGATTTATGAAAAGATGATGGCACAAAATATGCCCGAAGGTATGGCTAATATGCCCGGTGATATGCCTTCTCCACCAGAAGAATCTGAAAACGAGCCTAATATTGAAGAAATTGATTAATTAAAACTATAAATACCATAAATTAAAATCGTTAAACGCTTTTTTTTTTGATTCATTACCAGTCATATAATTAGCATGAATTAGAAAAATATTTTTATTTTTAAAATTATTTTTTGTAATATTTCTAATATCAGTTGTTAATTTAAGCAAATTTTTATTAGATTCACTCATAATTATATTATTTTCCCCAAAGAAAATAAGCCCATTTGGAAATGTTTCAATTGGAAAAATTTCAAAAGTAATATTATATTTTTTAATGTAAGATAAAAATAAATTTTGTAGCACTATATTACTAGAGACGCTAATAATTTCATTTAACAAATTACATAATCTATCGTTATTAAATAGTAACATACAACCTATACATGGCATATTCAAATCGTTTTGAATATATAAACACTTTTCGTTGTTTATTTCAAAGAAAGGTTCTATATTTTTTAACAATACTATATCGACATCTAAATAAAAGACGCATTTATATTCCTTTAATAAATCACTAATTAATTTAAATCTTAATCTTTCCATATCTATGAATTTGTCTGAACCCCAATCTAATTCTACTTGTACGTCGTCTGTGTTATATAAAACTACATTATATCCTTTTTGTTTTAGATAATTATAACTATATTCGCCGGTTGTGAATGATAAGTATTTTGTAATACCAACTTTTTCGAAAGATAGCAATTGGTTTTCTGCAAGTTCTAACATACCGTCATTATATAAATTTATTATAATACCTTCTTTTGTATTCATAATAAATGTATTATTTTTAAAGGTTTAAATATAAAAAAACACTAATATTAAAATTAAATGTTATTATCACATCCTTTAATATATTTTAAAACTACTACATGTTATCCACCTTTTAAAAATGGATTATATTTGGAGGAGTATTTTTTAAAAGCTTATCTTGAAAATAAACCTAAAACAAAAAGAAAATATATTCCGGTATTATGGACAAATTTTCAAATCGAAGGTTGGTTTTCACATTATAGAAAAGACCTTCAACAATCATTAGATGATTGGGTAAATGAAAACCCTTGTGAACACGGTTACTTTACCATTGTTCAACACGATGATAATTGTTTATTAAATTTACCAGTAAATACTATAATATATGGTAGTTGCAGTGGGCATATACCGATACCTTTGATATATGAAGACGCTGACAATATATTAGAAAACATAGAAAGGAAACATTTTAAGAGTAAGGAAATACTTTGTAGTTTTATAGGAAATATTACGACCAATAATAGTGTTACAAATATTAGAAAACTTATATTTGATAGACTTTCAAATAAAGCAACATTTAAAATAATCAATAGTGGCGGTTGGAATTTAGTTGTTAGTGAAGAAAACAAAAAAAAATTTATTAATATAATTCAAAATTCAAAGTTTTCCATTGCTCCTCGTGGCTATGGTCGTAGCTCTTTTAGATTTTTTGAGATCTTTAAACTAGGGTCAATACCTATATATATATGGGATGATTGTGAATGGTTGCCGTTTAAGAATATAATAGATTATACAAGATTGTGTATTGTTATACATTATACCGAGATTGATACGTTAGAAGAACGTCTATTAAATATAACAGAGGAGAATTATAACAATATGCTAAGATACTATGAGGAGATAAAATACTTATTTTATTTACCAGGTTTATTTGATGAAGTAATAGAACAACAAAGTTAGTATAAGTTCATTATAAATAATATAAAAATATAGAATCTAATAACAATATGTTATTTAAACCATCGGGCAGAAATTATAGTGAAAATATCACTATAAGTTCTAGGGTTATTAATCCATTAAATGAAAGGTTATTAATAGGTGATACAATAGATGATACAAGCATATTATATACTTCAAAATATAGAACATTATCTTCTATACCCGGTATTCTAGTATATAATGGCCAATCGTTTGGACGTCACAAAGACAAAATGTTATATAAATGTATTCCTAATGACAAAAAACTACCTATTTTTTTAATACCATATTCAGATAAAAAAAGTAATTTTAATAAAGCAAAGCTAAATAAGTATATTTTATTTAAGTTTGTAGAATGGAAAGATAAACATCCACTGGCTATGATTACAAACACATTAGGAGATGTTAATAATACATATGTATATTATGATTATCAACTTTATTGTAAAAATCTGCATTATTCGATGCAAAAATTAACTAAATTTACAAATAAAGAAATGTTAAAATATAAAAAAAAAGGACTTTTTGAGGATGAAATAGAATCGCGCAATAATGTAGAAATAATTACCATAGATCCACATGGTTCTATTGATTTTGATGATGCGCTTAGTATACAACACACGAATAATGGTAGATTAGTAAGTATTTATATATCGAACGTCATTGTTGTATTAGATAAATTAAATTTATGGAACGAATTAACAGATAGAGTAGCAACTATATATTTACCACACGAGAAGAAACCAATGCTTCCTCCTCTACTTAGTGATAACATATGCAGTTTATTAGAAAATCAACTTAGGCCAGTTCTTGCTATGGATATATATGTTTCGGATAATGGAGAGATAAATGAAATTAACTATAGCAATTGTTTTATAAAAGTTAAGAAAAATTATGTTTATGAAGAAAAAAAAATATTGAAAAATATAACATATAAATGTTTGTTTGATTACGCTGTTAAAATAAACAGAAATAAAAAGTATTTAACTAATATTGAGGACACGCACGATGTTGTAGCATTTTATATGATATTGATGAACCATGAAGTTGGTAAAAATCTGGCATCATATAAGTGTGGTATTTTTAGAGATGTTAAATATATGGATGAATCTACACAGCCAGTGGGTATATCTAGCACATTAAGGAAGTTTTTAAATATGTATAATAATGTCGAAGCGAAGTATATATTGTATGAAGCAAATATAGAACATCAGTTAATTGGTGAAGGTATTGATTATTATACGCAGGTAACATCACCTATACGACGATTAGTGGATTTAGTAAATATTATATTGATACAGAAAGCAAATGATATATACGAAATACCAGAACATATACATAAGTTCATAGATAAATGGATTAATACCATTGAAACTATAAATACAGATATGAAATATATTAGAAAAATACAAAACGATTGTAATTTATTGAATGAATGTTTGTTAAAAAAAAAGGAGGAAACTTATCAAGGATACATTATTAATTTTAATGTAAAATATGAAAATTATTCAGTTTATGTACCAAATATGAAGTTATTGACATATGTAAAAACCTCCCAAGAGTTAGAAAAATATAAGAAATATAATTTTTCTTTACATTTATTTAATGACGAATATACGTTAAAACAAAAAGTAAGACTTCAGTTAGTATATTAAATAATAATTTTATGTATGAAGTAGATTATAGTAGGCCACCCCGACCTCGCGATCTTATCTTATATTACCGAATCTTGGAGAACAAAAAATCTAATGTAATATTAAATATGTCAGATTCCGAAAAAATACTTGTAGATAGTGATTCAGAGACAGAGCCCGAACCAGAACCCGAGCCAGAGCCAGAGCCAGAGCCAGAACCC